TGCGGCAGTAACGGGCAATAAAAATGACGGTGGCTGGGGCGACGGCAACGGCTGGTGGGTTCTTATTATTCTTTTTGCTATTTTTGGCGGCTGGGGCAACGGCGGCTGGGGTGGCAATGGTGCAAATGGCGGTGCAACACCTTATGCTACGAGTGCATTAACGCAGGCAGATTTACAGAGAGGATTTGATACACAGTCAATCGTGTCAAAGCTTGATGGAATCTCAAACGGACTTTGTGACGGATTCTATACACAGAATACCGCGCTTATGAACGGATTCCACGGTGTCGATAACGCTATCTGCAACTTAGGTTATCAGACACAGCAGGGATTTAACACAACAAACGTTACGTTAATGCAGGGACAGAACGCTTTGCAGTCACAGCTTGCTAATTGTTGCTGTGAAACGAGAGAAGCCATTCAGGGCGTAAATTACAACATGGCACAGAATACTTGTGCATTACAGAATACAATGAATAGTAATACACGAGATATTATCGACAGCCAAAATGCAGGAACAAGAGCCATTCTTGATTATCTCTGCAATGAGAAAATTTCCAGCTTACAGGCAGAAAACAATGATTTACGCAGAGCGGCTTCACAGGATAGACAGAGTGCATTACTTACTACTGCAATGGCTTCGCAGACACAGCAGATTATTAATGCAGTTAATCCTGCGCCGATTCCGGCATATCAGGTGCCTAACCCTAATGTATATTACGGTTGTGGTTGCAATAGCGGTTGCGGCTGCTAATTTACTAAATAATCAAGTATCTTAATCAAATTGAGTTTTTTCGAGTTCCACTCGGAATAAAACTCAAAAGGTTATGTCTGCTAATGCAGTATTACAATGTTCTCGACACCAATGTCGGGAAGACAGGGCAGACTTCAAGAAAGTTTGCCCTTTATTTTGTGAAAGAGAGGTATTATTTTATGGCAGAATTTACAGGAATTGCACTTCAAACTGTTGCGCAGGGAGAAGATGTGGTATTTACAGAAACACCGGTTGCCGGTTCAAATTGCATTACGCACAGACAGGGAAGCGGCATTGTTAAATTAAGAGGGCTTACAAATCAGTGCCGGGCAAGATTTTTAGTGTCTTATTCCGGAAACATTCAAATCCCTACCGGCGGAACGGTTGAAGCTATTTCTCTTGCTATCGCGATTGATGGTGAGCCGTTGCAGTCAACTCGTATGATTGTTACCCCGGCGGCAGTAGAGAACTTCTTTAATGTTTCGGCACAGGCATATGTGGACGTTCCACGCGGTTGCTGCGTTATGGCGGCGGTACAGAATACTTCTACACAGGCAATCGAAGTTCAGAACAGCAATTTAATTGCAGTCCGGGAAGCATAAGGGGGCGGTTTTATGGATATTATGAGAATGCACGACATGATTGAAAAACTGTCTGAATGTGCCAAATGTGAAATTGACAAAGGAATTGAAAATATAGACCCGTGTGAAATGGGACAGGTTACAGATATGATGAAAGACCTTGCAGAAGCAATGTATTATCGTACATTGATGAAAGCAATGGAAGAATCGAGCGCAGATGAAACAATGGAAATGTTTGAGCGGTTTGGTGACGGCAGAAGATTTTATGATAACTACCGCTATGCAAATGGCAGATTTGCACCAAAAGGCAGAGGAACGCGCCGGGGATACGATGAACCTCCGTATTTCCACATGACACCGGAAATGTACCGCGGAATGGAACATGACAGGGATATTGACCGCAATTATGGGAGAATGTATTACACAGAACCGGCGGTAAGCGGCATGAATATGACCGAAAGCGGCTATGATAAAGCGAAGCGGCATTATACAGAAACCAAAGAAATGCACAAAGCGAATACCGCAGAGGACAAAGAACATAAGATGAAATCGCTTGAAAACTACATGAAAGAGTTGTCCGGCGATATTACAGAACTGCTTACAGACATGACGGCAGAAGAACGTACAATGCTGAAAAGCAAGCTTTCAACGCTTGTAAGTAAAATGTAATGGCAATGGCTGGGAGTACAAAAACTTCCAGCCAGTTTTTAAGGTGATTGCGATGTTTAAAATCAATAATGTAGATTGGAATATAGTATTTACAGACAATTTAAAAAAATTAATGCGTTCTGACGGCTCTATAAGCCTTGCTGTGACCGATTGGAACGACAAGACTATATATGTATCCGGCAAGCCCAAAGGGGCTTATTTGCGCAAAATAATAGCACACGAACTATGCCATTGTTTTTGCTTTTCTTATGGTGTGAATATGCCGATTGAACAGGAAGAATTTATGGCAGACTGGATAAGCAAATATGGCACAGATTTGATTTATCTGCTTGATTATTTAATGGCAGGGATACAGAGGGGAGCGGCAGTGTAATGGATAAAATAGACAAGCTTCTTGAATATGTGCACCGGACAAATCCCGAAATGACAAAAGAACGATTGATTTATGAATTGGGAGAGTGCCGGTATACAGCAAAATCATTAATTTTTACGGCAGAAAGCGTGAATTTGCAAAAAGAAAAAGATTTAAAAAGTTGATTTAAAGCTATCTGCATGGTATAGTATTAGAAAACGCAATAAAGGGGTAGCGAAGTATGAAAACTTGTCCAAATTGTGGAGAACTGATAGGCGATAGCGTTGACCGTTGTTTTAACTGCAATTACAGCTTTAAGTACAAGAGCGTAATTAAGAAAGAAGCATTGCAGGAGCGCAGAAAGCAGGCAGAAAAAGAAATCGAAGAACTTAACCGGAAAAGGGAAGAAGAAAATGAGCGAAAAGAAGCTGTTATTAATGCTATTAAATCCGGAAGAATCACAAAAAACGATGTCATGAAAACAACTGGATTTGATTTTGTGGGATATAAAATTGTCAGATATTGCGGAATCGTAACCGATACTGCGTTATACAGTTTAGGCATGATGACGGATTTAAAAAATGCAATGAATTTTAAAGCGATGGTCGCAGGAAAAGAATATAGTGCATTTTCAGAAAAAGTGCAAACTTTTATAGATGAATTAATGAACGACATGGCATTAGAAGCCTTGTACAAGGGTGCAAACGGTTTAGTTGGAATATCATATAGTTGTGCGCCGTATTGGAATACCGGCGACATTTCATTAATGATTACAATGAGTGGAACGGCTGTCTGCATTGAAAAGGAGTAGAAACTTATGGCATTTACAAATAAACGCGGAGAAAATATTAGCTTTGAGTGTTCAGAGCTGATAGATGAGTTAAAATCGGATATTGAGGAGTTCGGCGGTGACAAAATTGTAGCCGCGCGGTGCAAGGATACGCACGGTGTAACGTTGTATGTTAATTATGATTTTATTGAACCGGAAGACCCGATAAAGGAATCGGAATTACAGGAAGACGAATACATACAGACCATGACGATGACAGCGTTGCTTATGCTGTTGGAACAACAAGACAAATTATTTTAAAAGCTATAGGGAGTGTTGCGGCACTTCCTATTTTTAAATTCTATGAGAAAGGGGAAACAATGCCGAGGAAAGCAGACACTACTATTATTGATAAAGTATATAACAATTTGAAAGTTGACAAATTGACGGACCAGTACAATTCATATCATAGAAGACTTTATGAATGTACTTGTTTGCTGTGTGGGAAGAAAAGACTTGCTACTAAACAAAATCTTCAAAGAAACGAAGTAAAGGATTGTGGAAATCATCGGGATTATAAGGATATTAAAAATAAACGTTTTGGCAAATTAGTTGCAGTATACGTTACCGACCAAAAAAGCCATACAAAAAGCAGATGTAAAATATGGCATTGTAAATGCGATTGCGGCAATGAATGTGATGTACATTATGATGATTTAAAAAACGGAAAAGTAAAAAGCTGTGGCTGTTTAAAAAACGAAAACATTCAAAAATTATACGCTTATGGTACTGCACCGTGCAAATTGAACGGAAATAAAATAAGAAAAACAAATACATCAGGGACAACAGGTGTTTGGTTTGATAAGTCAAGGAATAGGTGGTGCGCAGAAATAATGTTTAAAAAGACAAAATATTTTTTAGGACGCTACAAAAGCAAAGAAGAAGCTATAAATATTCGGAAAATTGCAGAAGATAAAATTTTTTGCGAATTTTTAGAATGGTATGAAAAAACTAAAAAAAGTGATTGACTTTTTGCGAGGCATTGATATATTTATTCTATATAGTAAAAAGAGAGGAAGTGAAAGAAAAATGCCGGCGGGACACTTGAAAAATGAACATGATAAAGAGAATAAGGAACAGGACTTTGAAACAACATTTTTGCATGGGCATGACGGTTCGCAATGTATATATTATACAAATGAAAAATGCTTATATTATAATGACTGTGAATCACCGTGCCACCATTGTCATCACTACACGACAAAAATTAGAAATTGAAAAACTGCTTGTTGTTCGCAACGGGCAGTTTTTTTAAATTTTCGCTCAATTTTTTATTCGGAAAAATTTTTAACCCCCCGTCCCTTTAGATTTTCAGCCCGGTCAATCCATTTTCAAAAATCCTCGATTTTCGAGCGGATTTTAATCAAATTTTGCTGGCAAAATTCACGAAAAGTTTTACTATTTTAACGTGCTAAAGTATAAACTATGAACTTGCTTCGGCGAATGAAAAGTCTATTTTTTTATGTCTGCAATCTTGTAAAATGCCCGCAGTCGCCTTATTATTTTGCTATGGTATAAAACATAACCGCATAAGGCATTTAAAGCCGTATAAGGCTATAAACGGTATAGAAGCGCAACGGCAAAACACCTTTATTTTGGTGGCTGTTGTTCCTGCTTGTGCTTTGCCCGCGTAGCTTTTACGCGTTGTATAACAGTGTCCCGATTTTGGACGTAGTATTCCCGGTTGTTTTCCGCTGAATTTTTGCGGCGTGCGATTTCTGCGCACTCTGAACAGCAGTATTTCCGGTACACAGACATAAAAGTTTTACCGCATACTGGACAGATTCGGCTTGTTTTTTGGTTGGATAACTGCAACCGCCTGCGTTCATTTCCGGCGGCGTCCTGCCGGCGCTTACGTTCAGTAGCACAGGCAGCGGAGCAAACCTCTACACCGTTGCGGCTCAAAAAGTTTTTGCCGCAAATGGTGCATTTTTTCATTTTTGGCATAGAATACCCCCTTTTATATTTTAAGATAACACAAAAAAAGCTATAAAAATAGCCTTGCATTTTTTTGGTATATATGCTATTATATTTTTGCAAACAAAAGTTTGTAAGGTGTGCGGCGCTTTGATAAACCGTAACATGTGATGTATTGAAATATGTTTTTATCTTAGCATAAACATAATTTCATAAACCTTAACATGTGATGTATTGAAATATGTTTTAGTATTAATTTAATGCTAATCTATTCAAACATCAAGCCGCACACAAAAGCCCCGGGAAAAATCCGGGGCTTTTTTATTCTTCTAGAAGATACTTGTATGCCCTGTAAATTTCTTGGGCTTTGCTAATTTCTTTTATATTCCCAAAAAAATTTCGGAATAAAACGGTGTCGGGTTTTACAAACACCGTTACAAGTTCGGCTTCCCGGTCGTATTTGGAATATTTTTTTCTATCGGCTTTTACCTTACGATAAAAGTCGATACATGCCCCCGTTGCTTGCTTTTGCACGTCTAGGCAATACAATTTATTTCCGAGTTTAATTGGTATATCTCTTGTTGTTCCATACGGCAGCTTGCCAACGGCGACATTGCCGCCATTATTTAAATTGATAAGTTCCATGCTCGTACCCCTTTTTTTAATATACATCTGTTATTTTAATATACATCTGTTATTTTGTATATAGTTTCATGGCATTTATTTTCGCTCGATACCACCTCTATAGTAATAGAAATATTTTTGTCATACACTTCCAACGTTTGCGCGCAGGAATATGGGACATTCCTAAAATCGCCGGTTTCCACGGCATAATCTGAATAATCCGGACTGTTTCCGTTTTCGTCCAAATATTCAGAATCAAAGGCACAGATTAAATTTTCATAAAAATTTTCTTCTGTTGCCCATTCCCCGATTAAATTTCTTAAATTTTCGCGGAAGCGTTCTTCCGCCTGTTCTATTGTATACATAATATACCCCTTTCCGGGTTTTCACCCTTGAAATTTATTTTTAGTTAAAAGCAAGCCGGGGGATTGAACCCCGGAAGCCCGGCACCGTCTGCCGCTTGCCTGTTGTTATAAGGCTTTTAAAAGCTCTATAAGCTCACTGCGCCGCGTTTGAATCAGCTTCTTAGCGGTGCAGAAGTTAATCTTTCCACCGGATAAGCGTTCTAACTCTTTAGCGGCGCTTATATATGCGGAAAACTCTTTTTTATACGCGCTGTCAAATGCGCGTTCTTTTTCTACGTTTTCCGGCTCGGCTTCATATTCCTGCTGTGCCTTGTCTGCGGTTTTTTCCAGCCGCTCTAATTCTTCAATTTTTTTTGTAAGTTCTGCTTTTGTCATAAAATCACCGTCCTATCTAAATACCATACAATATTTATTATGATTACTATTATCTGCTACAAATTCAAACACAGTAACTTCATAACCGTATTTTTCCGTATATGCTTTTCTTTTTTCTGAATTATATTCTTCTGTAAGTCTTTCTAAAGTCTGAAAAAAATAATGTTCAAGCCCTGCATCCAACACTTTTGCTTCTTCTCGTGTATATCCGTCACGAGTTTTTTCCGCTTCTTCTTTCGTAATTTTAAAATAATTTGTGGTTTTATAAATTGTCATATGCAACCATCCTTTCTATTTTTTATAAAAAGCATTGGACGGAATCGAACCGCCCGTGCACTTGTTTGCTACGCTTTTTTAAACATTTCCCAAAGTCCTGCAATCATGCCACCTTGGCAAGCGGCATATATTATAACTTCGCCGCTTTTTGTTATTTTGTACTTTTTAAAAGTACATTTTATAGAATGTTTGCGGTCATTAAAGCCGTAAACAAGTTTGTCCCCTATTTTCATATTTTCGCCCCCTCTTTAATATTTACAAGGCTTTTCGTATCGGATAATTACAACCGTTTCACCCGTGCTTTTAAGTGTTCCGAATCCGTTAAACATAGGACCATTTAAGCCCAATATTTTAGGCTGGTTGTAAAGTTCCTTTCGTTGCGCTTCCGCCATTCTTCCGTTATTGTAGCTATATATAAGACTCTCAAATTCTGCGGCTGTCTTAATTTCTGCCGGCAAATCGTAAACGCATTTGCCACCATTTGCCAATGTCCCTATAATCATTTTAAACCCTCCTTATAATATAATCATTAATCCTAACTCATTAGAGTTTTTTGCCCTGATTATATAGAAATCTTTAACTATATAATCAAAGTACTTTTTAGAAGCGGCTAACATTGCGCCGCTAGTTTCACATTTTATTTTTTCTATTTCCCCATTCTTGTGAATTTCAAAAAAATCACAATGCATTGTGTTAAATAAATTTTCAAACCTCATAATCTTGCACCATTTCATCAACTGTGATATAGTTGTTTTACCTTTCTTTTTAATTGGTGGCGGTTGTTTGCTTTGGTAGAGTTGCAACCGCCTTTTTTATATTGTCTTTCGACATTGTTATAATAACACATTAATTACATAAATGCAATACATAAATGCAATAAAATTAAAATAATATTTAATTTAATGTAAAAAAATTGACTTTTATTGCAATATGTATTAGTATATGTAATACCATTACATTAATGAAAGGCGGATAATATGGATAATATTGAAATGTTAGAAAAGTACAAACAAAGGATAAAACGGCAAAACGAAAAAATAAAGCAGGACTACGACCGTGCGAGCGTAACACTCCCCAAAGGCACGAAAGACCGTATACAGGCATTGGGCTACACTGTAAACGGATTTTTAAATTCTGCGGTATTGTCAGAGTTGGAAAAGTTAGAAGCAGAAGCACCGCAGACGGCACAGCCGGAAACCGCAAAAGAAGAGCAGCCGGAGCAGGCACAGCCAAAAGCAGACACGCCGGAAGATGTAGCAGCATTAAATAACTGGTTGCACCAAATCCAAGAGGAAAACGAGCAAAAGCGCTTGCAAGAGGTCGCACGCAGGCAGGCGAACGTAGAAGCAGAAAACGGCTATGATTAATAAAATAGTTGCCGTTTAAAAAATTAAGCTATATAATCTATACAGAGCGGAACACGAACCGCCCGGCAATTTAATATAGCACGTAAAAAAAAGAGAACCGCGCCCCCTCGGCGGTTCTCTTTTTTGCTTCTTTTTTATTCTTCGGAGTTTCCCCAGCCGGAAAGCGTGCACGGATTCCCGTTGCCGTCTTCCCATCCGCCCGTTATCGGGTCAATGCCACTGTTTAATTCAGCGGTGCAATTTTTATAGTCCGCGTAATCTCCGCAAACTATATGTCCCAAAAAATCCCCGTCTAAATTTACAGAGAACACCGCCGAGCCGTCCCCCTCTACCGTTATGCCGTTTTTAAATTCCCAATATTCCATATTTTTATACCCTTGCGGCAGTATTGCCGCCCTTTCTTTTTTGATAATAGTATTATCGCACCCACCTAATATTTTGTCAAGGAAATTTTATCTAAAAATAGAATAATTTTATTGACTTTTTACTATATATAATGTACAATTTTTAACATATTAAAAGGAAAGGAGCACGCAAAATGATAAAATACAAAATAGACGTATTCGAGTTGTTAAAAGAGCGTGGATATAATCAAGCCCGAATCCAAAAAAACGGGCTTTTGTCGGGGCAGACTATGCAAAATATTAAGGCAGGTAAAAGCGTTACATTAGAAACGTTAAACCGAATCTGCATAATGTGCCGTTGCCAGCCGTCCGACATAATAGAGGTTGTGCCGACAGACGCGGAAAAAATAAAATTTTTCTAGTAAAAGCACTTGACATTATTCTAAAATTAGAATACAATAAAGACAGATTAAAGGAAAGGACGCCCCACATAGGGGCGAGGGTACAGAAACATGAAAAAAATAATTTTTAAAGAGGACGAAAACAACACAATAATTATTACGGGGACGGCTTCCGAAGCTGAAGCCCTCTACAAACAGGCTTTAGCCAGTGGCGAAGCTTCGCCACTGGTAATTGAGCCAATGCCGAGATTTAACCCGGCGAAAATGTACGGCATCATGTTTTATGATGTCGAGGGGTTCGACTTCCCGCAATTTGAAGTTGTAACCGCGAACGGAATTGTCCGAATGTTGAACGATTCCGTCGAGGTATCGGAGTATGCCCCAGCATAAGGGGTGTACTGTAAATATTAATATAAGCCCTCTCCATTTTTTTGGGGGCTATTACTTTAAGGAGGGACGAAAATGAAAAAACAAGAAATTAATTCCGGCTTTTTAATTTCCAAAATGGAAGAAGCCGCAGGAGTTGAAACGGAAAAATATTTTAACGAGCAATTCAAAAAAAATTTTGTCTGAAAATATTGAAAATTTAGAAACCTTAGCAGAAGAGGAAGAGGAAGACGGCGAAATTGAAGCCGCAGCAGAAAACCGCAAACTAATAACACGGCTGCGGCATGAACTGCAATTTGATGTCGATTATGACATATTTGACAGTTTAATGTTGCAAATCACCGGGGGTATATCTTACGATTTGGACATCGTAGATGAATATATATATACCGAAGAAAAAAAAGCACATATAAAAAAATGTGCAAATAAATATATGGGAATAATTGCTGGATTCCCAGAAATCGCCGATTATGAAATTAGTTATTCAAATCGGAGCCAATCTATATATTTAGTAACGGATTTACCTGTTACTGATGATAATATAAATAAATTCATTGTTGATTGTTGCCACTGCGAAGTGACTTATACTGAACGATACACAACAAACACGGTTGAAATCCGCCTTTCGGACCACGATTTTGGCGGAAATATTAATTATTCATATTGGAAACCGTGTATTAATATTGTTATTAATTAGGGAGGACTGAAAATATGAAATTTAAAATAGCCGGGGCGCTGTGTTCCCGGCTATTTTTATGCCTTAATTAATCATTATATAACTATATATTGAATAAGTCAATGTTATCCCACTAAATATATAATTTAATAAAAATTTAATAAAATTTATAAATAATTCCGCTACTCGAGCGATACCCTATAGATACCCTATCCGCAGAAGAAAAAAGAGAAAAAAAGAACGAAAGAAAAACCAAAGAGAAAAGAAGCAAAAGAGAAAATAAAAAGAAAGATAGAATAAAAAGAGAAATAAAGAAGATATATTTTTAAATAAAATACACTGTATTTTTTATTTTTAAGTAATTAGGGAATTAATTTAGTTTATATATATAATATAATACGCGCGGATTTATTTAAAATATATTCAAAAAAGCTATTGACAGTATAATTATTTTAGTGTATTGTATAAACACAGGTTGCAGAAATGCAAAAATGAAAATTGAATAGTAATTATTTTACCTACAAACGCGAGCCGCGGATTCATTCCAGCGGCCAAAGAAACCCAAATAAAAACTGGGTTGAACAATGCAGTTTGTAGGTATTTTTTTTATTTTAAAATTTAAAAGTTGGGAGGTGTACAGAATTGGAGAAATTAGCAGGAGCAGAGCCAAGCTCATTAGAATCAATCAAAAATGATTTTGAGGAGTATTTAAAAGAGTTCTGCACTGAAAATGACATTAAAGACCAGTACGACATCTATCCGGCTATGTGGAATGCAGCACTTACATATATTTGTCAAAATACTTTTAAGGCTAATCCAAGTATTTTAGCAATGCCTAAAAATATAAATAATGCCTATAACTTAGAAGCTGTAGATTATATATTAGACATATATGCTTACGAATGTTTTATACATAATCAAGAGATTAGTGTTATTGGTTTTCATTTGTTTTCGGGTATATCTTTAAATGCTATATATAATTTAAACAATAACAATAAAAGAGTTGTTGTTTATAAGGATTTAGAGGGTAATGTTATTAGTAATTTAACTGTAAGCAGATTAAAAGAGGGGGAATATACAAAAGAATTAAGTTCTAAAGGGAGTGACATTTTTAAAAAATTGAAATTATTTTCTGAGGAAAGTTTGACAGCTCTGATGAAAGACAGGCGGAACAATCCAATGAAGTATTTGCCCATACTGAATAGGCGCTTCGGTTGGAATCTGCCAGGAGTAAGCCGGGAAACATTCGGAAAGACTGCATTGACAGCGGCGGACCTCCCAAAATTGGGAACGGAATTGGACGAAAACGGCGCACAACTTCCGCAGTTAGAAGCGTGCGAAACGTTAAACAATTCAGACACAATTTAAAAGTGCCGTATTTACTGGTGTCCAAGCTATTTCGATATGCTTAGAACTTCGCTAAACATGAGTTTAGCGAAATGAACAAAACAAATAATCAGAAACAACAAACAAAATAGCGAATAATCAGACAATTAAATAACGGCAGATAATCGCCTGCATGGCGGTTCTGCTTAGGGGGTGGGGGTTGAATAAAAACAGCCACCCAGCCCGACTAAGTCCCAAAAATAATCTCAAAAACAAAAAGAGGTATATCAATGACATTAAACGAGTATCAGACAGAAGCAATGCGTACAGCAAGTAGAACAGCCACAGCACACGAAGATAATCTTTTGCTTAATGGAGTGATGGGCTTAAATGGCGAAGCTGGAGAAGTGATTGACATGGTAAAGAAAATGCTTTTTCAAGGTCATACGCTTGATAAAGACCACATGGCAAAAGAACTGGGCGATTGCCTTTGGTATTTAGCCGTAGCCGCAAAAGGCATTGGATATGACTTAGATACCATTGCTGAAATGAACAAAGCAAAGCTTAGAAATCGTTACCCGAACGGTTTTGAATCCGAAAGGTCGTTACATCGGGATAGCAAAGACATTTAAAGTAAAACAAACACCTTGTCAAACAATGCTGTAAGAATGGCTACAAAGGATAGTACAATGAGGTGTGCGGGGAATAGAGTTGGGAATACCCGCAAAACAATGCCCTATAGCCAAGCGGTAAGGCACGGGATTTTGATTCCTGTATCACCGGTTCAAATCCGGTTAGGGTAGCTGGGCTTTTGATAGCCCTTTTGTCCCATTCTTTGGTACCCCCTTATCTCCCGTTAGCGGAAAGCTGATTAAAGGACCGTCACAAGGTCCGGCGGGATTTACAAACATGATTACCCCGGTGAAGATAGGCTTTTCAACCTTGCCGGGATACACTGAATTGAGTTAAAGCTTTTCGGGATACTGGAAAGTGTAGGCTTTTTGCTTGAAGCAATTCAAGCAAAGAAGACAGCAAAGCTGGCAACAAAGTGGTGTAGTATATCATCATAAGGACGTCAAAAGTAGAATCCTTGTGGCTGACGAATAATAAACGCTTGCGGTGCAAGAATAACCTGTTTGTGTTCGTGGTGTGAAAGACTACAAACAAAACAGGAATTTCATTAAGTCGGCTTGCCTTGAATCCGGGAAACCGGAGTATAACACAAGAAATTCGTTAAAGTAGCGGTATGGCAAAACAAAATTTTTTTGCAAATCAAAAAAACTTCCGAAAGAACCGTGAAATTTGCAGGTTAAATTCGCTCCCTGTCCGTGCTTGACAGCGGTAAGAAGCCAAGGGTCGCACCCGGAAGCTCGGACTTATCGTCACGGTGACTGAATGTGACTGCGGGTATGATGAATAAAGAGAAGTCTTAATCATGTTTGTTTTTTTGCAGTGTTCCCATAATGGTATTGGAACAGATTGCTAATCTGTCGGTCGTTAATTCGGCTTGTAGGTTCGATTCCTACACACTGCGTTTACAGAATGAAAGAGGTGTAAAAGTTATGAAAGGTGTTCATGCGGTAGATAAGGACAAGTTTATTGAAGCCTACAATAAATGGGCGAGCGGCGAGGTAACGATAACAAAAGCAACGGAAATAGCCGGCATGAGTTATCCGACATTTCACAAATACGTAGGTATATTAATTACAGGCGGAAAATTTCCTGACGGGCTATTTAAGGATTAGGAGAGTGCGCATGAGAGTAGAGATTAAAGGTAATGTATATGGAATGTCGCGCAAAGAGTACAAGCAGTTCCTTAAAATAGCAAGCAAAGCTATACCATGTGGCATTTATGCGGCTGAAAAGGGAAGCACTGCTATTATGCTGAATGAAAAATACGGGAGCATTGAAGATTTGAGAAAATCCGTGTCCGAATATAAATTAAAAGGATTCAAGGTGTATTACAATGACAAGAACAACGATAAGAAAGTAGTGAAATAATAATGAAATATATAAAAGAATGACACACTTGCGACAGGTGTGGAAAAGAGATAATACCTAAGAGCTGGAAAGAAGTTAGATTTAAGCAAGTCGGAAGTTGCGGAGACATAGTTCCTACTTTTGAAGATAATGATATGTGTCTTGAAATCAAGAATGTCCGTAGATATAAATTTTTAGAAAAAACATATGAATTATGCCCTAAGTGCAGAAAAGATTTTGAGAGGTTTATGAGGAATCAGTTATGAAAATATCAGAAATGAATAACTGCATTGAGAAAATGCGTGAATGTTACAAGTTTGATGATGATAAAACGGAAATACGGATTGGGGATATGATGAGTGGAAGCAGCAGATATGTAGCTGTCGGTACAAGGGATGAAAACGGAACACAGATTGAAATGACAAGATATGCGGATGAACTGAACAAGGAGTGAGATTATGTTAATAGTTGCATTGCAAGATGATGTGGATAATTTATATGCTATCTGGGATACAGTTACAGACAGATTCTTAGGCGTTAATCTTGGAAAATATGAAGCTGTCGGAATTATTATGGACTACAAGGGAGATTACACCTTTGAAAAGGCATTAGAGAGATTGGAACATCCCCAGCTTTTTAAAGATATTGCTAAGTGCTTATGTGAAGAATTGCGCCCTTGCGATGATAATAAAATCGAAACAGCAACTCAATATTTGAAAGAACTGTCATGGGAAATAGGCACTGTTAGTGCTGAATGCCTTTCAGAAAAGGACGGGCAAAAAATGAGAGAGTACATAGATGTACTTGAAAACAGAATTGATGAATTAGAACAATGATTGCTGATTATCAGCAGAAAGGAATATATTATGAAGAAGAAAATTTTAGCAGCTGTATTAGGTTTGACATTGTGCTTAGGAATGACCGGATGTGCGTCATGGGACAGAGCGGTAACAGATATGAAAAGTGATGTAAATGGCGGTATGCAGAGAACAATTACTGTATACACGGCAGATGGTAAAGAACTTGCAACATATAAAGGCAAAATTGATATTGGTGCATACGATGGTGGATATGTTAAGTTTGATTTTAACGGCAAGAGATATATCTACTACAACTGTTTTGTAGAAAGCATTGCAGATATTGATTAAGTGATATTACCGACTACAGATTGATTGTAGTCGCTAACCAACAAAAATTATTGGCAGAGGTCTGAAAGTGCCTTTGCTTTTTTGGAAAGTAGAGGTGCTTTTCTTTGGCAAGTTCAAGCCTTATTTCAGTAGTAAGTCAGTATGAAAAATATATTGAAAGTAATGGTATTAATGAATCGGTAGTAAACGCATACATAGAAGCCGCTCAAGTTGCGCTACAAACAGAAAAAGACATTGAATATGGATTGAAAATTTCGGCAAGGGCAAAACAGTTAGCGGAAAAATTCATTTTTGATTCCACAGGCGGCACGGCATGGGATTTAGAGAAGTTTGCGTTTAAAAATAAAGTCCAGTACGACATACTGGATAAATATTATAGCGTATTGCTTGCGGAAGCACAAAACAAAATCGTTGACAGCGGCTTTATGTACCTTGAAAAGAAGCGGGAACCAAAAGAGCGGTTCTATATGCCACGGCGCAAACAATTCCTTAAAATAGGGCTTACACAGGCTTTACAAGGCATGATTGACGATAAGTACGATATTTTGTGTGTGTCGTTAATTCCCGGAGCCGGAAAAACAACAGTCGAAAAAATGTTTAACGCACTTGTGGCTGGCTGGTATCCAAAAGACTTTAGCTTGTTTTATTCGCACAGCGGCGATATAACGCGAATGTATTTTGACGGTGTGTATGATATTGTTACAAATTCAGACGAATATACGTGGAGTGAAATATTTCCGAATTTACACGTAACAAGCACAAATGCAAAACTTGAACAATTCAATATAGGCAAATACAAACCGTTTCCGTCCGTGCAGTGTACGTCGGTAGATAGCAAGAATAGCGGAAAGGTTAGAAGTTCAAAATATTTGTTGGTCGACGACTTGATTGGGGGGGTCAAGGAAGCCTTAAATCCAACGATTCTTGATAAGTTGTGGAACAAGTATGCAGTAGACGCAAGACAACGTAAAATACAGGATACAGACGGTCATAACTGCAAAGAAATTCATATTGCTACACGCTGGAGTGTTAGAGATGTGATAGGACGTATTCAAAATATGTATGCAGGCAATCCACGAGTAAAAGTTATTGCAGTGCCTGACATTGACCCTAAAACAGGTGAAAGCAATTTTGATTATGAATTTTCGGGATTTACAAAGGAATTTTTTGAAGACCAGCAGTTATTAATGGATGATATATCATATCGTTGTCTGTACAAGCAAGAACCGATTGAACGTGAGGGTTTGCTGTTCCCGGACGACAAAATAAGAAGATACTTAAATCTTCCACACGGAGAACCGGAAATAATTACAGCACAATGCGACACAAAAGGAAAAGGAACAGACTACTTTGTTATGCCGATACTTCAAAAGTACGGTGAGGATTATTACTGTGTTGATTGCGTATGCGATAACACGGCAGATTATGAAATGCAATATGAAAATGCGGCAAATGTAATTGCGAATAATAAAGTTCAAGAATGCGAATTTGAGCGAAACGCGGGCGGTGATAGAGTAGCAATGGAAGTCAATAAGCGCGTACTTAGTAAAGGCTGGGTTTGCAATATTACCGATATGCCGACAGAAACGAATAAAGAAGCACGAATTTTCCAGTGCTCAAACTGGATATTACAGCACGTTATTTTTAAAGACTCGCAGTTGTACAGCCCAAAAGAACCATACGGTGTCATGGTTGGACTTTTAAAGCAGTATTCAGTTTCGGGCAAAAAGCAGTTAGATGATGTACCCGATGTTTTTTCAAATTTTGCATTAAGAATCACGCAATCAAATAAGACGGCGAAAATTGAAGCTGCTATTAATCCATTCCGCAGGAGGTATTGATTTATGACGACAAAGGAATATTTACAGCAAATTGGAAAATTAAACAAAATTATAAGCAATAAATTAATTGAATTGGCACAGATGAAAGAAATGGCATACAGTATTAAAGCCGTGGGAACAGATGAGCGTGTTATGTCTTCTAGCGACCCGGACAAAACAGGCTGTGCATATGCTAAGATTGAAGAAATGGAAGAAAAAATTAACGGCATGATTGACAACTACGTAAATACAAAAGAAAAAATTATTAATCAAATTGAAAGTATAGAAGACGAAAACCTATATAATATTTTATTTTTAAAATACATAGCAAAAAAACGGTTTGAAGATATTGCGGTCGAAATTGACAAGTCATGGCGGCAGACAATCCGATTGCACGGAACGGCACTCAAAAAATTTGAAGAAAAATACGGAAAAGAATACTTGTCATGTCATTGAATGTCATATTAATACTGTGTTATTATTATAATGTCAAATAAAAGTAAAAGTTCCGAGAAAAGCACTGCTACAGAAATGTAGTGGTGCTTTTTTCATGCCAAAAGAGGTTGAATATGAGGTTTTACACTAAAAAAAATAAGGCTGTAATGTGTCCGAATTGTGGCAAATTATTGACGTATGCCGATAAAGACGACCCCAATTTACATAAATTGGCTTGCAAGCATTGCCGTAAGTGGATTTGGTATTATCCGAATGATGATGATAAAAATGAAGCCAAAGAAATCCCGGATACACGCTCGTCAAGCGGGGTTAGACTTTACTAGGAGTATTAAATATGTTAAATAATGTATATTTTCACGAACTCGTAAGAGGTTGTTATGGACGCAAAATTGCATATACCAATGTTGAAAAAATAACAGCAGATAACGTTGTTAAAATCGTTGGAGATTGCATTGGTGTATTTAACTATAACAAGCCCATTATCCGGTATTTGTGGCACTATTATAAAGGCGACCAGCCGGTATTATACAGAATAAAAATGCAAAACGAAGACGTAAACAATAAAGTTTGCGAAAATCACGCATATGAACTGGTCCAATTTAAGGTTGGACAAACATATGGTGAACCGATACAGTACGTTAGCCGAAAAGACGATGAAAAAGTCAATAAAGCGGTTGATACGCTGAACGATTATATGTCTGACGCTAACAAGCAGGAAAAAGATATTAAGGCAGGAGAGTGGCAGTCAGCGACCGGCACATCTTTTAAAGCAATACAGATTGTTGACGGCGACATACCGTTTCGGATTATAGCGCCAAGCCCAATGAACACCTTTGTTATTTACAATAAAGCTACAGAGGAACCGGTGCTTGCTGTACAGGAGTTAAAAGACGAAAATAACAACTTTTATAAGCTGTGTTATACAGATTCAATGACATTTAAAATTCAAGACAGCAAAGTTATTGAAAGCAGATTGCACGCGTTTGGCAGTATCCCGATTGTGGAATATCCGAATAATCACGAAAGAATTTCGGATATTGAATTGGTTATCAGCCTGTTAGATTCAATAAATACCATGCAGTCAAATCGAATGGATTCGGTGCAGCAGTTTGTTGAATACTGGGTAAAATTTATCAACTGTGAAATTGATGATGAAACTTTCCAAAAGATGAAAATGAACCATGCACTCGTTGTTAAGTCTATTAATAAGGATAACAAGTCAGACGTGGAAATTATGACGCAGGAATTAAACCAAACGCAGTGTCAAGTTGCCAAAGACGACTTGTGGGACAATACATTGTCAATTCTTGCGATTCCAAACAAACAGGGAAACACAGGCGGAGATACGCAAGGCGCGGTGGAATTAAGAAATGGTTGGGATTTCTCGAAAACAAGGGCAAAGCTTAAAGACCCGATTGTAAAAGCGGCGGAAAAGCGGCTTGCAAAGGTTGTGTTAAATATTATACGGATTAAGGAACATGATTTAGGCATAAAAATGCGGGATTTTGAAGTGCAAATTAATCATAGCCCGCAGGATAATATGTACACTAAAGCACAAACACTTACAGTATTGCTTCAATCTGGCATACATCCACTTGTGGCAATTAAAACGGTAGGGCTCTGGGGGGATTCAGAAAAAACATTTGTTCTTTCAAAACCGTACCTTGATGTTTTATATAAGACTGTTAAAAATGTGGAAGAACAGGAAACTAAAGCGCAGGAAATAGTTAATCAACTTAATAATCAGCAAAATAAGGCAGTTAACGAGCAATAATCGGTAACTGCTTTTATTTTATAAATTTGCAGTCATGCGACAAATGGCAGAAACAATCGAGCGGAGAGAACCGTGTAAAAAAACGTGATTTTAGGAGGAATAAACGATGACAAGAGAACAGGCAAAACAGAATCTTATTTCAATCGGAATTTCAGAACCGACCGATGAGCAGGTGAGTAATTATCTGAATCAGTTAAACGGTGAAACAAAGAAAGAAAAAGATAAAGCGGCAGAGTATAAAGCGAAAGCTGACAAGGCAGACGAACTTCAATCAAAAATTGATGAAATAGAAGCCGGAAACCTTACAGAGCTTGAAAAAGCCAACAAAGCACTGGAAACGGCAAACAATCAGATTGCGGAGTTACAAAAAAGCAATGCAATTAGAGATTTGCGTGAAAAAGCCATGACGGATTTTAAAATCACGGCAGAACAGGCAAAGGCGGTTGTAAAAGAGGACGGAAGCTTTGACACAACTGTTCTCGGACAGATTATTTCAGAGAAAGAAACCGCTTCGGCGCAGGCAAAGGAACAGGAAATTGCCAAAGGCACACCGAATCCGGGCGGCGGCGGTAGTAACCAAGATTTAGAGAAGACAGAAGCAGAAAAAATAGCCGCAAGTCTTATCTCAAGCAATTCAAGTCAAAGCAACAATGATGTTTTGTCACATTATTTAGGAGGTAATTAAAAATGTCAAATATGCAGTATGAACAGACTTCATATGCCGGAAACGTTCAGATTTTAAAAAGACTGCCTAACGAAGCGATTCCAATGACACTTGATTTTACAGATGTTGTTGAAAAGACGGCTGACGGCAGAAAGATTGTAAAGGCCGGCACACCAATCGGAAAAACTGGAAAGGCAGACAACACGGCAACGGTCGTAGGCATTTTGAGATACGATGTCACAGAAGACAGACCGCAGGGTGTACTTTTAAAGAAAGCGTACATCAATAAAAGCGTGGCTGAAAAGCATTCCGGTGTTACATATGACGCAGGCGTTTCAACGGCGCTTCCAATGATTGTATTTGAATAATTTGGGAGGTATATAGATGTTAATTAATGAAGTGTTAAACAGTAAGTCTATTGCACTTACAACAACAGAAGAAGCAAGCAATCAAATTCCATATCTCGGATTAAATTGGTTTCCGGAAAGAAAGAAACAGGGGCTTGATTTAAGCTGGATTAAGACACATAAGGGACTTCCGGTATCGCTTGCACCGTCAAATTTCGACACAATTCCGACACTTAGGGCAAGAGAGGGGTTAAGCAAAGAAAAAACACAAATGGCATTTTTCCGTGAAGGTATGGAAGTTGGCGAAGAAGAAATGCTTGAAATCGAGCGTATTAGTTCTGCGGATGACCCGTATCTTGCAAGTGCCTTATCAAGCGTGTATGACGATACTAACAACCTTGTGAGCGGCGCAGAAGTTGTGCCGGAACGCATGAGAATGTCACTTCTTGCTACAGAAGCAGGGCACCCGGTTATTGCTATTGAAAGCGACGGTATGCAGTACGCATATGATTACGACAAGGACGGCTCATATGCAAAAGACCATTATGCAAAGCTTGAGGACACAAGCATGTGGAGTGACACAGTAAACTCCAAGCCGCTTACTGACCTCAACAACGCTCGAAAAAAGTTACAGAAGAAAGGCAAGATTGCTAAATACGTGCTTATGAACACCAATACATTTCAGTATTTACTTGAAAATGCACAGATTAGAAATTCAATCCTTGCACAGAATCTCACGGCAACGATTGAGGTTGATGACGACACGGTAATTTCAGTTGTTCAGAAGCGTACAAAGCTTACAATCGTCCTGTACGACAAAATGTATATGGACGAAGCCGGGAAAGAACACTATTTTTATCCGGACAACAAAGTAACACTGTTGCCGGACGGGAAACTGGGTAGTACGTGGTTCGGAACGACACCGGAAGAAAGAACTGCAAGACAGGTTGCTGACGTTGATGTAACAACGTATGGCACGGGAATCACCGTGGCAACCAAAGTTGAATACGGACCACCAATGAAAATGTCAGTTTTTGCTTCGGAAGTGGTGTTACCGTCCTATGAAAATATGGATAGTACATTTGTGCTTGAGGTTCATCATGGTTAATCGGAGGTAGCATATGAAATATCCATATATCGTTATTAAAAACGGGAAATGGTATGCGGCAGGCGAAGAAGTCCCGGACACCGTGCCGGGAAACAAGCCTACCGGATATACCAAGACTGAAATCAACCGTATGCCGACAGCTGAATTGCAGAGTTTAGCGGCACAGAACGGCATTGAAAATGCGGCGGAAATGAGCGGAGTTGACCTTAAAGCAATCTTGATTGAGAAGTTAGGGTTATAAGCAGGAGAACAGCATGGAAGAATACACAACATTAGAGCAGGTAAAAATCCGGCTCAAACAATTTCATATTGAAACGATTGAAAATGAGGATAACACTGAATCTGATGTTGTTGTGTTTGACAGCAAAGAAGACAACTTACTTCTTGAACAGCTCATAAAACAGGCAACAAAAGATGTAATTGCAAAACGGTGTTATCCGCAAAGTTATACGCAGGAACAGATTGACAATGACTTGAAATGCTATGAAAGTGTAATTGTCAATCTTGTGGTATATGACCGGTCACAGGCAGGAGAAAACTACATGGCAAGCTACAGTGAAAACGGTGTAAGCCGTAGCTGGAAAGACCGTGATAGCCTGTTTGCAGGGGTATATCCGTTTGTAAAAGCATTATAGAAGATTGTGCGTTACGTTTTACCAGCACTGGTAAAACGTAGCAGGCGGCACACAGTAAGGGTGGTGGGCAGTGTGCTATTATTTTTTGAAAGGCGGTATAGAATGCAGATTGAAGTTGCGTTTCTTATAAGTTTGGTTTCCGTTGCTTTTTCCGTCTTTTTTGGACTGAAAAACAGCAAACGAACAGACACAAAAGACATTGAAGAACGCGTAAAAGAGAATACACGTATCAATATGAAACTTGACGCCATTTCAAGCAATACAACTGAAATAAAAAATGAAGTGTCAGAAATGAGAAAAGAGATTAATTCTCACGATACACGAATTATCAAAGTTGAAGAAAGCGTGAAATCGGCACATTACAGACTGAACACTATTGAAGAGCGTCTGAATGGCGAAAAGGAGATTTAATATGAATATTTTAGAAACATTGACGTCAAACATCATGATTATTTTAGCGGTAATCGGCGCAATCGCGTTTATTGTGTCGGTGATTACACAGGTTATCAAAGGAGTAGGTGTTTTTGCGAAGATTCCAACTGACGGATTGGTACTTGTGTTATCAATTGGCATTACAGTAGCGGCATTTGTAGCATATATGCAGTATTTACACATGACTATCCTGTGGTACATGGTTTTAGCCGCAATTATGGCAGGCTTTGTTGTTGCTTTTGTTGCTATGTATGGCTGGGAGAAGCTTTCAGAACTGTGGAAACGGTTCGGAAAGAATGTAGATTGATGTTGGACATTAATAAACAAAAGATGATTTACGCACTTAAAGACGGCAGAACACCGGTATACCAACTGAATAGAGACGGTTCAATAAAATACATCATTGTTGACGGTGAAGAAGTCCCTGTCGAAACAGGAGAGTATACCACAGGTTATAAAAAGCCTGTGGTTTTTTATTCTTCAATAAGCAATAAATTAAGCGAAGCGCTGATAAAGGAATTTGGTGTAGATAATTCTACAAATTTTGTTCAAATTGTGGAAGACAAAGGCAAATTGCCGTTAGATGTTGGCTCGCTTGTTTGGAAAAAGTCAGAAGTGAGGTACAAAGATAAGGATAAAACAATCATTGATGAAACCAGTTGCGATTATATCGTTAAGGGTGTTGCTGATGAGGGATTAACGGCAGATTTATTTCTTTTACAGAAAAACGTGAGGTAAGCACATGGCTACAAGACCAATAGTTATAACATTGTCCCAAAAATCCGTAGAAAACGCAATAAAACGAGTACAGCAGTATCAATTAAGATTTCAACGCAAACTTAGAAAATTCGTGAAAGAACTTGCTAATGTAGGCATTGCCGTAGTTGATACCAATATGACAGAAGCACAGTATACGTTTGACGGCAAAATAAGAAGCGGTTCTGACACGTCACACAATGCTTACGTAGAACTTAATTCTAATGGTAGTACGGCAGAAGCAAAACTGATTGTACAGGGGAAAGAACTTTTATTTATCGAGTTTGGCGCAGGCGTATATTATAACGGCGCCGCCGGTGCAAGTCCACACCCCAAAGGAGAAGAATTTGGATTTTTAATCGGTTCGTATGGCAAAGGCAACGGACAAAAAAAGGTTTGGGGCTATTACGATGAAAATAACCAACTTGTGCTTACAAGAGGTGTAAAAGCTACTATGCCGGTATTGAAAGCAGAACAAAAGATAATTGAGGACTGCAAAAATGTTGTAAAGAGGGTGTTTGAATAGTGATTGATAATCAGTGGGCTTTTGATTTAGAAATGAATGTGTTTTCGACAATCAAGAAAAAGGCATTGGCAATTCTTGAAGACAATTACCCGGATATTAGCATTACAACCGATGAAGAATCAAACGATAAACCGGTGTTTCCGACAGTATTAATACAGTCCGTTGAACCGACTGAAACAAACAGTGATTTAGAAGCTGACAGAATTAATACTGTAGACTTTACAGCACAGGTAACAGTAACAACAAACCGGAGCAGAAGCGAGGCATTGCAAGTATCCAATGTTATAGCGGATTTGTACAAGAAACGATTGTTTAAGATAAAGCCCATGCCGTTTGCACGAAAAGAGGGAAATCTGTGGACAGCAACTTTTCGTGCAAAGCGCAAATTTGGGTGGAATGACATTTTGTAACGAATAACAAAGAGCCGAAAGGCTCTTATTTTTATGCAATTTTTTTTAGGAGGTAAACATGGCTACAGGTTTAAAAAGTAGAATTATTTACAGGAAAAAGACCAAAGAAAGCAACGAAAGCGATTACTGGGCTGGTACATACAACCTGTTGATTAGAGCAAAAAGTATTCCGTCACCGGTAGGTGAGCGTAACATGGTTGATACGTCTACGCTTGAAGATTTAGTCGAAACGCAAGAACCCGGAAGACGCGCGGCGGGTTCAATGGCTGTAAGCGGTGCATTTGAACGCGAATATCTTGACAATTTAGTTGAGATTGAAGACGAAAAGTTAGACATTGTTGTTCTTTATGGCACAGACGGCAAAGGTAAAGAGGGCATTTGTGGTTTTATCGGCTCTGAATCATTTGCACCGGACGAAGCTACAGACGACCATTTAACAGGTACTTGCAACATTGCTATTTCAACAGTGCCGCGTTGGATTCATAAAGATTATGACGTTGCGGTAACAGAAGATGAAAACGGTTACCCGACATCAATTACATTAACAAAAAAATCGTAAGTCAGTCCGAAAAAACAAATAAGGCTGTTGCGACTGACGAGGATACAGAAACAGCCGTAGTAATCTGATAGTTGGTAAATAATATGGCAGGGCGGCAGAAATGCCGTCCCTGTCCTATATAAAGCGAAAAGGACAGGTAATGAATATGAAAACAATTACAGTAAACAGTAACGAATATAAATTAGAGTTCTCTTTTGAAGCGGCAGAGTATAAAGACATCGTGCAGAAAATGTTTAAGGTCCTCAGCGGTGCTTACGTTGTCGAAGAATCAAAGGATATGCAGAATCCTACTACTAAGGATATTATCAACGGAACGGCAAATATGATTGGCGATACAGCAGATATTTGCGTTACTGCTTTTTATGCCGGCTTATTAGAAAATAATCCACTTTCACATGAAGAAGCAAAAACAGTCATGAGGGATTATATGAAAGAAAATAAGCTTTCGTACAAAAAACTGTATGACGAATTGAGAAATTGCATGGAAACAGATGGTTTTTTCGACCTGTCGGGGCTGAACGACATGATTCAGCAGATGTACGGGACAGCACCGGAAGCGACGGCGCAGACAGCATAAAAAAATCTGAAATTAACTGGCATAAAATAATTTGGGAAGATTATTTTCCGACAGCCTTTTCAATCGGGATACACATAGATGAGTTTAAGCACATGACACCGGCACAGTTAGGATACTGTATAAAAGGGCATGAGTTGAAAAGAAAAGAACAGGATAGCGATATATGGCACTTTGCCGGTACATATGGAATATCTGCCCTTATTTATGCGATAGACCGTTGCTTAAACGGTAAAAAGGCAAGGTCGGAGTACATCAAAAAACCGGTTTCAATTTTACTTGAAGAAGAAAGTAAGCCAAAATCAAAAGAAAGTAATGAAGATGTTGCAATGTTTGAAATGCAACAAAGAATCAAAATACTGGAAAAAGAGGGCGGCATATTAAGTCCGTCATAGGTGGTAGCACGCGAATTGCTACCACCTTTATTTTTGCGCTAAAGGTGGTGAGGACGTGGCAGATAATGAACTGGACAGCTTAGAGCTTAAAATACAAGCAAATGCAACACAGGCAAACAATGCGCTTGATAAACTTGTTAAAAATTTAGAGAGTTTATCAAGTTCGTTAGGAGTTATCAACAATGCCAATCTTGCGGGGTTTGCAAGTGGTGTAAAAAATATTACAAATGCAATGCAGGGAATGAAAAGCGTAAGCACGGCAGATTTTACGCGTTTGTCAAAAGGTATTCAGAAGATTTCAACCATTGACACTGCCGCAATAAACAAGGCTTCTACAGCGATGGCGTACTTAAGTAAGTCCTTTAATTCCATGCAGGCAACCAGTGAAGCAACAAAGCAGATTGCAGAACTTGTAACAGGAATCAAGCAGTTAGGATATGCCAGTGCCGCAAAAGCTATTGACAATATACCGAAGCTTTCAAGCGCGATGAAACAGCTTATGCAAGAACTGTCAAAAGCACCACAGGTAAGTCAAAATCTTATTGATATGACTAATGCGCTTGCGAATTTAAGCCGCACAGGGGCTTCAAGTGGCAGAGCGGCAACGTCATTAAGCAAAAACTTTTTGAACGTTTCATCTTCTGCAAATTCGGCAACTAAAAGTAGTTGGTCGCTGGCTTCCGCATTTGGTAAATTATATGCTTCTTACTGGCTTGTTTTCAGAGCAATAAACAAACTGGGAGATTCGATTGATATAGCTTCATCACTCATAGAAGTTGAAAACGTTGTACGTACAACTTTTGGCAATTATGAAAGCCTTGTAAACGACATGGCAAAAACGTCTATACAGGACTTTGGTATGTCTGAATTGTCTGTCAAGCAATATTCAAGCCGTTTTCAGGCGATGGGTGTTGCCATGGGATTTTCGCAGCGGAAAATGGCTGATATGTCCATTGAACTGACAAAGCTGACGGCAGATATGGCTTCATTTTACGATATAGAACAGTCAGACGTTGCGAGAAATCTTCAAGCAATTTTCACAGGCGAAACAGAGCCATTAAGAAAATATGGACTTGATTTGACACAAGCAACGTTAAAAGAGTGGGCTTTAAAAAACGGACTTGACGCTAATATCAGTTCCATGACACAGGCTGAAAAAACCATGTTGCGATACAAATATGTTATGGCAAATACGGTGGCAGCGCAAGGCGACTTTGCAAAAACTGCCGATACATGGCACAATCAAACGGTCATTTTAAAGCAATCATTTCAAGAACTGGCAGGAATTATAGGTACATCGTTGATTAATGCGTTTAAGCCGTTTTTAAGCGGATTAAACTTCGCAATGACACAGGTTATTAATTTCGCTGAAACGGTAACAAATGCCTTAGGTGCAATTTTTGGTTGGAAATTTGAAGTTACAAACAAAGGCATTGCCGATGATTGGTCGGACGCCGCGGATAGCGCCGATGATATAGCAGACAGCACCGGAAACGCCGCTAAAAACGTTGAAAAGCTGAATAAGGGCGTAAGACAGTTTGATGAATTAAAACTGATTACAACACCGGATTCAAGCGGTGGAAGCGGCAAAAAGGGTAGTGGCACAGGAGCAGCAAATGTGGACGGAGCAAGCGGTGGTCTTGTGAAAGTCGATACCATTTGGAAAGACTATAAAAGTCAAATTAAAAATTTACGCGAGTTAGGCGAGTATATAGGCAATACGCTTACAGATACGCTGAATAGCATTGACTGGGACAGCGTGTATGCCGGTGCTAGAAATTTTGGTAAAGGACTTGCTGATTTCCTCAACGGGCTTATCTCACCGGAATTATTCGGTGCTGTCGGCAGAACTATTGCAGGAGCGTTAAATACCGCTGTGTATACGGCTTTGTCATTTGGGGAAACGTTTGACTGGGAAAACTTAGGATTTTCTATTGCAACCGGGATAAATCAATTTTTTGAAACGTTTGATTTCGCTTCAACCGCAAAAGCTATCAATAGGTGGGTTCAAGGCATTTATGACACAATCAAAACAGCTATAAAAAATATCAAATGGTCAAAAGTGCTTGATGGAATAGCAACATTAATTGGTGATGTTGAACTAAAAACAGTAGCAATCATAATTGGAGCAGTGCTTTTAAAGAAATATTTCAAACTGGAAATTGCTAAAAATATTTTAAAGGGCATTGCAACGTCAATTTCACAGTCAATAGCAAAATCACTTGCGGCAAAAATGGGTGTTGAAATTGCACAAAACGCAGGAATTTCAAAGGCACTTACGGCTGGAATTAAAAAATCAATAGGAAATATTGATTATGGTGGACTATCAAAAACACTTTCGTCTTTAATGTCAACAAAGTTAAAAGCCACAATCGGAATTGCGGGTATTGCAACAGAGTTTTTAACAGTTGCAACTGTTTTTGAAAAAATTGGGGAAGGTGCTAATTTTACAGTCGGTATGTTGGCAAAAGTGGCGGCAGGCGCAGGAGTGGCGGCGGCGGCACTAAAGCTTATTGGTTTATCCACACCATGGACAGCGGCTATTGTCGGTGTTACAGGTTTGGTTGCGGCTATTGCCGGAATTGGTGTGGGTTATGCCAAAGCACAAGCCGAAGTCGTAAGTGCGAATACGATAATAAGTGATTCGGTAAAACAGACGGCAGAAAGCTTAAATTCAACAATACAGTCATCTAAAGACCAGTACAACAGTGTGGGTGATACTTATGCAGGCGTTAAAAGCGTTGCAGATAAATACTTTGAATTGGCAGATAATTTTGACAATTTAACAGATTCGCAAAAAGAAATGCTTATTGCATACGCAAATTACATTGTCGAACAGTGTCCGGAATTAGCAGATTCGATTGATACGGTAACAGGTGAGTTTAAAGGGCAAAAAGATGAAGTTTACAATACAATTTCTGCACTTGAAGCTTATGCCAAAGCAGCGGCAATGCAAGATGTATTAAAAGACCTGTACAAGCAAGAGATTGATATTGGCAATCAACTAAAAGAAAATAATGAAAAATACAACAAAGCAGAAAGCATTATTTATGAATACGTAAAAGAGCTTACTGGAATGTCTAAACAGGCATTTGATTCAGCATATGAAATAAGTGGATTGGGTGACGCATTTGATGTGCTTTCGGGACTTTTAGATGACCCAATGAGAAAAACCAGTGATTTTACAAAAACATCATACAATTTACGAAAAGAGTTAGGATTAAATTCACAGGAAACATGGCAATTAGCAAATGATAATAGAGAATTAAAAGAATCTTATGAAAAATGTGAAAATGCAATAGCGGATGCCGCAACCGAAGCGGCAAATTGCAAAAATGAATACAACAATCTTACGCAACAGCAGAACGACACTGCGGACAGTTCTGATAATTTGCGGGATACAATGCAACAAAACAATGAGCAAATAAGAGAATCCGTGCAACAGTCAATGTATGACATTGAAAAAAATGTAGCGGAAAAGTCAGGCGAATCTACAGAAGATATTTCAAATTTTTACAACAAAGCAAGTGAAACCTTTAGCAGATTGGGTGTTGTAGGAACAGATGGCGGTACAAAGCTGTATAACGGATTTACGACCACAACAAGCGGATTGCCGGGATACAATAGCGCAATATTCGACAATATTCAACAAACGGCTATTTCAAAGGCATTTGATACCGGCTCAAAAGCGGGTGAAAACCTTGTTGATTCGTACAAGGAAAATATTGACGGTGTACCGAACACAACGGCAGTTGCTTTCCTGTCAATTATAGACGCGGTAAACGCAGGAGAAATCGGTTCAGACGTTGGTGTTGACCTCATGAATAACTTAGCAGATACGATAAGCAGTAAAGCATGGGAAGTCCATGACGCATTAACCAATGCTATTCAAAATAGTTACAAAATGGAACTGGAAAGCGATGATAATTATAGCGCAGGCGACCCATTGAAAAGTGGATTTGCTAAAATTCGTATTAAAGGGTATGCTGACGGCGGTTATCTTCCACAAAAATATAGCATTGTCATGGCGGGCGAAAACGGAATACCGGAAATTGCCGGAACGGTCGGCGGCAAGTCGGCAGTAGCGGGCGGCGCAGAAATTACGGGTATTAAAGACTCCATTTACGATACGTCACAGCGAGAAATAGCACTGCTTAGACAGCAGAACCAGTTGTTACAAGGCATACTCAACAAGGAGTTAAGTATAAGCCAAAACGACATCGGAAGCAGTGCAAAAAAATACGCAAGAGAATATTTTAAAAGAACTGGCAAACCGGCATTTGATTATTAATGCATGTACAATAGATGATAATTAATTTATTATAATACGTGACAACTTGCTTTGCGGCGGAATCTATTTTATGTAGGTTTCGCCTTTTGCCATTTCTTTAGCACATATCGAATGCTGGTATGTGCTTTTTTGTTACAAATTTTTAAAAATGTGAGGTGCAGGCATGGCGTACAACGACTTTTTGATTAAAATTGGAGATTATACGATACCGGACAGATTAATCAAGGCAGATTCCTACAGCGCATATGCAAATATGCAGGACATTGACGATTACACGGACGCAAACGGATACGAGCATAGAAACGCTGTTGAATTAAAGGCGTTAAAAGTTGAATTTGAAACCAAGGCAATGCTTACAAATGAAACATTTGAAGTATTGATGAGCAATATTCGCAACAATTTTTCAAATTCGCAGGAGCGTGGCTGTTATATTACAGCCTATATCCCGGAATATGATGATTATGTTACACAGTATGGCTATATGGCTGATTTTCAGCCAACAATTTACGGCACATACGGAAATGTAATTCGATACGATTCAATCAGATTTGCTTTTGTTGGAGGTGTTTACGGTGGTTAATTATCAATACGCAGAATTGTTTAAAAAAGATAGCATAGATAAGCAGTTGACAATTGAAACAGACGATAAAACGACAAAAATTACAAATGTTGAACTACATCAAGAACAGTTTGAATTAACAGAAAGCATTTGTTCGGAATCTGAATTGACAATCGGAAGCTGTGAAGCGGCGGCACTTAAATTTACTGTATCAAACATTTTTCTGCCAATGAAAGGCAAAATGATAACGGTTAAAACGGTAATTGATAATAACACTGCAAATCCGCTTCAAATTGGAAGATATAAAGTATACTCTGACACACCAACGGCAGATAGAACAAAGCGCGATATTGTGGCTTATGACAGTCTGTATGACGTGATAAACGCAGATGTGGCGGAGTGGTACAATACTTTGCTCCCGGATAAAGACAGCACTACAACAATGAAAGCTTTTCGTAATAGCTTTTTTGGGCATTTTGGGATTGAACAGGCGGACATACAGCTTGTAAATGATGATATGAAAGTAGAAAAGACGGTTGAGCCGGAAGAACTAAGCGGCGCGACCGTCTTAAATTGTATCTGCGAAATAAACGGTTGCTTCGGTCATATCGGACGTGACGGCAGATTCCATTACATCTACCTTGAGCAGGAAATACAGGGATTATATCCAAGAAACGACCTGTATCCGGCAGATGATTTGTACCCGCGTGAGCCAAAAAGCACGAGAATAAGCAAAAGTCTGTATATATCGGCGCAATACGAAGATTTCCTCGTGAAAACTATTGATAAACTGCAAATCCGAAAAGAGGAAGACGACATCGGAGTAATTGTAGGAAGCGGCACAAATGCTTATGTGATACAGGATAATTTTCTTGTTTACGGCAAAGGCAGTGAAGAACTGACGGGAATCGCAAATAACATTTACGGAAAAATCCGGGGAATTATTTACAGGCCATTTTCCGCAGACTGCAAAGGAAACCCCTGTATCGAGGTCGGAGATGCCGTCCGTTTGCCGACGCGGTATGAGATTATTGAAAGTTATGTGTTGAAGCGTACTCTGAAAGGTATACAGGCACTTAGGGACGATTATGAAGCCGCAGGCGAAGAATACCGTTCTACACAGGTAAACAGTGTACATAAAAGCATTATACAGCTGAAAGGCAAAACAAATGTTTTGACACGGACAATTGAGGAAACAAACAGCAAGATTGTAGACGTTGAAAGCGGATTAAGTTCTGAAATTAAGCAGACAGCAACGGATATAAGGACAGAAGTTAAAAATACAGCTGATGGTCTAACAAGCAGTATACAGCAAAATGCGGAATCAATTGCGACGGAAGTAAAGCGGGCAAATGAAGCCGAGGGTAATTTATCGACGAAAATTACACAGACTGCGGAATCAATTACATCAGAAGTAAGCAAAAATTATGAAACGAAAGAAAATGCTACGAACACAAAAACGGAGTTGGAAAGTTCTATAAAACAGACGGCAGACGGATTTACGGCAGAGTTATCAAAACAGGTAACGGAAACTAAACAATATGCTGAATCTGCCGCTGAAACGGCTGAAAGTAATGCAAAACAGGACACGGCAGACAAGTTAAAGGATTACAGCACAACAACGGAAATGAATACCAAAATCAATGCCACAGCAGAGGGAATTTCGGCAGAGGTAACCCGAAAACTGCAAAGCTACAGCACTACAGAGCAGATGAATAGTGCAATAAGGCAGACGGCGGACAGCATTAATACAGAAGTATCAAAAAAAGTAAATGGTGATGAAATTATTTCAAAAATTAACCAATCTGCCGAAAACGTTTCGATTGAAGCAAACAAAATCAATCTGAACGGCGCCGTGACGGCTAATCAGAATTTTAAAATCGGTTTGGACGGCAGTGCGGAAATGCCCAAGGGCAAAATCGGACCGTGGAACATCAGTGCAGAGGGCTTGCAATATGCTGTTGGAGAAGATGAACAAACATATTTGAATTACAACACAATTATATTGAGCAATGCAGCCGCGGCAATAAGACTGTATCCGACAATAATCCGAATTGCTGCCAAAGAAGACGGTGAAGAAGTAGGTGTTTTTGAAATAAATGCGGCTGAACGCAGTATTACTTTGACAGGAGATTGGGAAGTTCCGTGGAACTAGAAAGGAGCAGGCATGAATAAAACGTATGGTCGTATAAATTGGGAAAATTATCCGAGTGATGAAACACCACTGAATGAAAGTAATCTGAATAAAATAGATGTTGCCACAGATGAAATTGACAATAGAGTTATAACGCTGGATACCACAAAGGCAACAAAAGCCGAAGTGTCAACACTGGTGCAGGACGTTGCGTTTGAGGAAAATACAGGCATTATTACTATTACTAAAAAAAATGGCTCAAAAATAACGATTGACACGCAGATGGAAAAAATCGCGGTAAATTTTTCATACAATGCCGAAACACAGCAGATTATTTTAACGCTTATTGATGGCACAAGGCAGTACATAGACCTGTCGGCATTGATTACGCAGTATGAGTTTTTAGACAGCGACACCGTGGCATTTTCGATTGACAGCACGGGGAAAGTGTCTGCAATCGTAAAAGAAGCAAGCATACAGGAAAAACATTTACAGCCTAATTATCTTGCAGATATTAAGGTTGAAGTTGCAAAAGCACAGGCAAGCCAGTCGGCGGCGGCAAAATCTGAAAGCAATGCAAAGGCAAGTGAAACAGCAGCGGCAACCAGCGAATCCAATGCGGCGGAGAGTGCCACAAAAGCGCAGAGTTATGCTACTGGCGGTACAAACAGCCGCACAGGCGAAGATACGGACAATGCAAAGTATTATAGCCAACAGTCGGCACAGAGCCAATCGGCGGCGGCAGAAAGCGCGGATACGGCAAGCACGAAGGCAGAAGAAGCGGCGGCAAGCGCGGCAACAGCTAAAACAAGTGCCGATAATGCCGCAGGAAGCGCAAATATAGCAAATGAAAAAGCGAATAGTGCTGCAAATAGTGCGACAATCGCAGTTTCGAATTCCAGTGCGGCACAGCAGTATGCTTCCAATGCGGCGGCAAGTGCAGATACAGCACAAAACTATGCTGTGGCAGATACTGACAGCGCAAAATACTATTACGAACAGGCAAGACGGATTTCCGAATCGTTTTCCGGTGCATTAAGACCAATGGGGACGGTTACATTTGCAAATCTTCCGGCGCTGTCAGCAACGACAAGCGGAAGTATGTATAACATTTCAGGCCAGTTTACAACCACTAATGACTTTAAAGAGGGAGCAGGAAACGTTATTCCGGCGGGTGCAAACGTATATAAGACAGAGGACGGTAAGTGGGACGTTCTTGCAGGTACGCCGGTTACTGGGGTAAAGGGTAGTGCAGAGAGTGCGTACAGGAGAGGAAATGTTAATATAACAGCGGAGAATGTGGGAGCGGTGCCTAAGACGGGTGGAACACTTACGGGAGCATTGGGACTTGCAAATAATACATGGAATCCAGTCGGAAATGATGTTGCTATTGGCGACCACGATGTTGCAGGTAATCTTGGTGTAAAGGGGCTAAACGGAACACCGGGGATAAGCTTATACAATCAAGATGGAAGTCATTATGCAGATGTAATTCACAGCAAAAATATCGGAAATCAATCTGTAGACCATGCGACAACATCAGATTCAGCAAGCAACGCAAAAATTGCAAGCGAAGCAAATATAGCTGACCTTGCACTAAAGCTTGGACGGAGTGGCAATAGAAACTATCCAATGACCTTTAACTGGGCAGGCAAAGGCGGGCAGCCTACATGGCTTTGGGGTGGTGAAAACGGAGAAGATATGTATGTTTACAATCCTAGTAATTTCAGTGTAAATTATGCCGCAAGTGCAGGAAATGCCGCAAAAGTAAATGGGCACAGTGTTAATGCAGACGTACCGTCAGACGCAAAATTTACGGATACAAAAGGAAGATATATTGGCACTACCGTAACAAAGCCACAAGATAAAACAGAAATGTATATCACATATCTTTCAAGCGGTTATATTGTAATGGCAGGAAAAACAGTAAGTAAAAGCTATGCAATGAATACACAATATGGAAATGCGTTTTGGGCACCGTTCACAATTTATTTGCCGCCTAATATTGTAAAAAATATTGACAGCGTGAATATTACTCCATTTGCGGAAACAGGGCTGATAAGTGCAAGCATAAACGGCTATACCAGCGAACAAATAACGGGATTTGTTTGGTCGCCACAAAACGAAACAAAAAGCATATCATTTCATGTTACCGTACATGGAAGGGCGTAAGGTAGGTGATTGGCATATATAACGACAGCAGTTAAAGACACGAAAGTGTCTTATTTTTTTACCCTAAAACACAATAAAAATTATATTTAGCCGCAGAATAGCGGCAGAAAGAGGTTCATATGAGCAGATATTCAGTAATTGATGTAAGTAAGCATAACGGAGTTATCGACTGGGATACCACAAAGGAAAATGTTGACGGTGTAATTATTCGTGTCGGTCACGGCAATGACAGCACATCACAGGACGACCCGCAGGCAATCCGTAACATGGAAGAATGTGAAAGACTGGGCATTCCGTATGGTGTGTATCTGTACTCTTATGCGTTAAATAATGCCGAAGCAGAAAGCGAAGCGGCACACGCATTGCGCATGGTAGAGGGATACAATCCGGTGTTAGGTGTATGGTTCGACATGGAAGACGCGGACGGCTATAAAGAAAAGCACAACTTCAACCCATACGATAACAGACAGGAAATTACTGATTTTTGTAAGATTTTCTGCGACAGAGTATCCGAAGCAGGATACAAGACTGGTGTTTATGCGAGCAAGAATTACTGGGATTCAGTAATCTATGCAGACCAGTTATCCAGCTATGAAGTATGGCTCGCGCACTGGGGCATTTCAGAGCCGTCAATGGATTGTCTGTTATGGCAGTATACATCAGACGGTGAGGTTACCGGTGTGCCGTCAAGCAGAGTTGACATGAACTACTGGTACGGCGAGTTACCGGAAGTTGACGGCGGCAGTGATTCTGATAGCAATTCGGGCGACTGCGGCGGCGATGAAGAGGACACAGAGGACGTTGGATACAGCTATTCTGTAGGCGATACTGTAAACTACGATACAATCTATGTATCTTCAACATCAGAAGAAGCATTAAAGCCTACCTATACGACCGGCACAATTACACGAGTTGTTGACGGTGCGAGAAATCCATATCTGATTGATGACGGCACCGGCTGGATTAATGATGATTGCATTGCTGGCGGCGGCAGTGATGATTCTGACGATTCAGAAGAAAGTTCGGCTTGCGGCGACATTTCTGTGGGCGATACCGTCTGTTTCAACGGAGATACTGACTACAATGGCACGGCAATTAAGGCATGGCACAATGACAGCGGCTATGAAGTCACACAGCTTGACGGGGATAGAGCAGTCCTTAGCTTCAATGGTGCTGTATTTGCGGCAGTCAATGTCAGCGATTGCGAATTAATCTAAACATAAAAATACCGGGAGTGTAATACTCCCGGTGATATTTTAATTGTTATCGTGCAAATCAATCATAACAGCTTCAACTTGTGGAATTGTTATCGGTTTATTCAATGTAGATGTATATGAATACTGACCGACATAACCACCATAAATGGTAATTCTATCATTTTCAAGTAGTTTACCGTCAATTACATCATTTGCATAAACAACAAGCAACACATGATTATAGTCATCATCTACAGCCATTCTTATAGCAGTGTAATTGCTGTCAACCACACCAATCATCTGTATAACTTTTCCGTCAAATTTCACAGGCTTATCAATATTTTTGTCCGGGTATCTTGCAAGAGTATCATATGTAATATCTCCAGTGTATGTCATTCTGTCCCTTGATAACAGTGTTTCTTTTTCTGTAGGGGCTTCTGTTTCAGTTTGCGTTTCCGTTACTGTTTCCGTGCTGTTTGCGGTGGTAGAATTATCCGCAGTTGAATTTTGGCAAGCCGCAAGTCCTAAAAGGCATACTGGCATTAATAAGCATAATAATTTCTTTTTCATAAAAATTCTCCATTACTTTATTTTTGAATAATAATAGCACATAATCTAATTTTTGTCGAACTGCTAAATAGTAAATTAGTGCTATACGCGCCGCAATCCGACATTATATGACAGCATATGCCATAAAATGTAGGCAATTTTAGAGTAAATGTCATTTTTTGCGGTTTAAATCGTTTGTGAAAAATTGGTAATTTTAGTAAAATTAAGTTGTCCAAAAGATTGGGCGATTCAAGTTCCGGTGGGCGGTTGCGCTATTTGGCATTGCGCCGCCGCCCTATTACATAACCTTAATTTACATCAAAATTGTTGCTCCAATCTTGACGGAAACAAACGTTTGTTCTATAATGTTTGTATCGCTACTTTATGTTTGGTCGGGGAATACGGAGGGTAAATTATGTGCAAAAAAGATAACAATGAATTTTACAGAAATGAAATCATCAAACTACTAAAGGACTGCAACAGTGAACAATTTTTAAATTTTATATATAAAACAATACTTTCTTTCAAAAAAAAGTGGGGCATTTAATGCCCCTCTTTTTCATACCAATAGGTTATATTATCAAATATAGTCTGTTGGTGTTTTTTATTAAGCTGTTTTAGCTTCTTAATGTTTTCCCAAAAGACCTTATCTGATAATAAGTCGGGAAGCAAATCTGCTGTGTCATCAGATAATTCATCTTCCCAACCCATTAAATATGCCGGAGAAACTTCGAGAACTTTAGCTATGCTTTGCAATTTGATACTTGGAATATTTGTTACAATATTATTTTCGTATTTATAAAGTGTTTGTTTTGAAACACCTATTTTCTCGGCAAGCTCAACTTGCGACATATTTTTTAATTCTCGCTGTTGCTTTATCCTATCTCCAATCGTCATTGGTGTTTTCCTCCTTTCCTATTGGTAACTTAAATTATAGCACAAAAAAGTTACAAGTCAAGTAAAAAATAACTTGACAAGTTACTAAAAAGATGTATAATAAGAGTAACTTCAAAAGTTACGAAGTTGAAAAGAGGTGAAAAAAATGGTAGACACAAATAAACTTCGTGGAGTAATTGCCGAAAACGGCAAAACCCAAACAGAGGTGGCAAAAATGATAGGGATTACCCCAAAAACTTTTTACATGCGTATGCACAAAAAAGAATTTGGCAGTAATGAAATTCAAATCATGATTGATAATTTGAATATTACAAATCCAATGGAAATTTTTTTTGCTAAAGAAGTAACTTAAAAAGTTACAGAAAGGAGTAACAGGTGGACGAGAAAAAAGAACGTATTTCAGAAATCCTCTGTCAGCAGATGGAGCTGTTGGCAGAGGAAAGCAAGAAAGTTAAACCTAACGATAGAGGGTACAAACCTAGTTTGGTTGAACTTTCATCAGCTATTTGTCGAATAGCTGATTCCTTTGGGTATCTTTTAAATACTGAAAAGCCAAAGGAAGAACACTGATATCACCTGTGCTTTGAGCAATGCAGGTAATAGAACATAACCCTTTATTGGCTATGTACCATTCACATTCAGAGCCATAGCACTCTTTGAATGAATTTTGTGGACATTTAGCCATAGACATTCACCTCTTTCCTTTAATAAAGATAAGAGGATTATATCACAGAAAGGAGAAGAAATGGCAGATACAAATTTACAGGTTTTTAATTCAGAAGAATTTGGAAACGTCAGAACGGTAATCGTAAATGACGAGCCAATGTTTTGTTTGGCTGATGTTTGCAGGGCATTGGAAATATCTAACGTGGGAAATGTTAAATCTCGGTTATCTTCAAAGGGTATCCGCAACATGGATACCCTTACGGCAGGTGGAAATCAGAAGCTTATTTACGTGAATGAAGCCAACCTGTACAAAACAATATTTCAGAGCCGCAAGGCAAGTGCAGAGAGATTTACTGACTGGGTAACGTCAGAGGTGCTTCCGTCAATCAGAAAGACGGGAAACTACAACATGGACATGACAGATGAGGAAAAAATTCGGCTTATTGCAAAAGGCAATGTGAAGCTGAATGAAAGAATCGACAAGGTTGAAGATAAAATATCTTCCCTTGAAAATGATATGCCGCTGTACGGCTGTGAAATAGACGAAGTACAGAAGCATATCAAAAGGAAAGTAGTTGATGTGCTTGGCGGCAAGAACACCAGCGCATACAAAGACAGTAGCGTGAGGAGTTCAGTGTTTGCGGACATATACCGACAGTTGAAACGCGAATACGGGTGTGTTTCGACATACAAGAGTATAAAACGCAAATACATTGCAGATGTGCATGAGTTTATTGATTGCTATTTGCCGCCGACAGTGCTTTCAGAACAGATTGAAAATTCCAATGCGCAGATGTGCATGAGTTTTTAGAAAGGGGTATGAAAATGTATATTAATCCATTTGCGGCAGGAGTAGTTTTTACAATCCTCGTTGAAATTGGGCTTGCTTTGGTTTACTCATGGAGTAACGGAAAGGATAAAAAATGAAACAGCCAAAGAAACTTACAAGGCAACAGAAAGAAACGTGTTCTGCACACCACTTAAATGCGGAACATTGGCTTTTGGTTGAAGAAACAGAGTTTTATTTAAAACTTATTAATAAGGAAACCGGAAGCCGGAAAACGATTGACAAATTCACAAAGACTAATAAAGGGAGAAAAAGATGAACAAAGAAAAGGTAACAGTACAGGATTGCGTAGAAATGCAGGAAATGAAAAATCAGTCAGTCATTTTGAATGACGGCAAGGTTGTAAGATTTGAAGAAAATCCGAAGCCTAAAAAGGTTCTGTGGGTTTCTCGACACAAAATGACAGAGCCACAGTTAGCCGCACTGGGGAACGTTGAAATTGTGCAGATTGACCGGTCTATCGAATCGGCATTTGAGTTGCAGGAAGAAATCAACGACTGCGACATTATCGCCATTGTCGCGCCAATCGGATTGCAGGCACAGTTTTTAAGAGTTGCAGGCGACAAACCAGTAATTGTAGCACTTAATAACAGAGTGCTTGTACCACAGGAAGACGGAACGGAAGCTAAGGCAGTGTTTAATTTTGTTAAGTGGGAAAGACTTGTCAAAATTGATGTCGTAAAAGAAGATTTTAATAATTAAAAGAAAAGAGGACAAAGAAATGAACAAAATCGAAATCAGCGGGAAAATCACAAAAGAACCAGTTTTATCACATGAAAGCCATGGTGAGAAATTCTATTTAACACAAATTACAAGCGTGAGGACGAGTGGCGTTCCGGACATACTCAACGTTACATTTTCAGAAATTTTCCTTAAAAATATTAAGGAAGATGAACAGGTTAAAATTTTCGGAGAAATCCGAACAATGAACTATGACGGTCACTGTCACATCTTTGTTTTTGCAAAAGACGTTACAGAATATCCGGGAAAAGACGGAAATTTTGCGGAACTGGACGGATATATCTGTCGTGAACCAATTTTCCGTGAAACGCCGCTGAATAGAAAGATTACTGACTTACTGGTAGCAAGTAACCGGAAGTACGGAAAATCAGATTACATTCCTTGCGTTGCATGGGGAAGAAAAGCTGTTAAGGCAGGGCTTATGAATGTGGGTGAAAAAATCTCTTGTACCGGCAGATTACAAAGCCGTGAATATTTGAAAAGGTATGAAGACGGCACAGAAGAAATCAAGACAGCCTACGAATTGTCAATCAATAATTTACAGGAGGGGGATTACGAAAATGGCGAAGATTAAGATTTCGCGGAAGCGGTATGAAGCACTTTTAGACACAGAAACAAGAGTTCAAGTGCTTTTGAGCAAAACAAAAGCGGACAAGTACATATCACTGGTGGACATGTACAGAATTTTGGGAAATGAGTTTGAAGCCCAAAGAATTGAAAAAGAAAGGGATAAGGTGGAATGGGATGATTAAGTTGTTAAAAATTATCGTAGAAAATTTCATGTGTTATGCACATGAAGAATTTAACTTCTTTGATTTAACAAAAATTTTAGCAATGAATGGAAAAGGAAAATCCAGTATTGCTACGGCATACAACTGGTGCATGTTTAACTGCGATTATGAGTTAAAGGATAATCCGGTTGTCAGAAGAGAGGTTGACGGAGTATCGGTTGATGATATGGACGTGTCAGTTGAACTTACACTTGATGTTGACGGAAAAGAAATAACTATGAAAAAAGTGCAGAAGCGTACCTACAGTAAGGATGGCAGCAGTTATAAGGACGATAACAAGTATTTCATCAACGATGTGCCTAAGACATTAAAGGATTTTAACGCGTATCTTGATGTTGATATGAATGTATTTAAGATGTGCAGTAATGTGAACGCATTTCTTAATCAGAAACCGGCAGACATGAGAGAATATTTATTCAATTTAGTAGAGGACGTTTCTGATATTGATGTAGCACGCCAGCAGACCGAATTAGCCGAGTTAGTTCCACTGTTAAGCAAATATACAGCAGAGGAATTATCAGCTATGAATAAGGCTACAAAGGCTAAAATCACAAAAGATTTGCCCGTATTAGACGGACAGATTAAAGAAAAGGAAAGAGATATCCAGCTTAAACAGGCTATTGATGTTTCTGACATTGAATTGCAGAAGCATAGCCTTAAAGAACAGATTGCTGATTGTGTGGCAAAGCAGACCGACAATGACAAACTGATGTCTGAATATGACAAGGCTAGTTCTGATATTCTTAACTTCAAGTTTGAACTTAGTGATATGAGCCGTAAAGCCAATGAGAATAATGTTAAAGCTAGGCGAGATATTGAGAACAGGATTTCTGATAAGCAGTTTCTTATTAGGCAGACAGAAAAGACTATTACTGATACAGAAAAGAACATTGAGTATCAGCAGAATGCCATCAATAGCATAAATAAGAATTTGCAGGATATAAGGGATAAATGGAAAGCAGAAAATGAACGCAAATTTGACGAAAACAGCCTTATTTGCCCTTATTGCAAACAGGAATACCCAGAGGATAAGAAAGAACAGTTAAGAGCTGATTTTGATAGCAACAAGGCAGATGAATTAAAGACTATCACGAACAATGGCAACCTTATTAAGGGCAAACTTGATGAAAATAAGAAAATTCTTGAAGATTTACAGAAAGAGTTGCCACAGCATAAAGAAAGCCTTGAAATGCTGAATACAGCTATTGCAGGCCTTGAAAAGCAGTTATCGGAACTGCCACAGGAAATTGATATTACAGGTTCAGAGGAATACAAGGCACTTGAAAAGCAGATTGCTGAAAAAGAACAGGCTATGCACAAGGCTAATGATATTTCAGCAGTCAAGGCAGAATTAAAAGCACAGGAAACAGCTTTAAGGCAGCAGTTAGCAGAATGTGAAAGCCGGATTGCAAAGTCTGATACGGCAGCAGACGAACAGCGACTTGAGGAATTAAAGCAGACAAGGATTGATTCTGAACAGAATAAGGCTAATGCGGAGAAAATCCTTGATTTACTTGATGAATTAGACAAAGCGAAGAATGAAGCTTTGACAGAAGCAGTAAGCAGCCATTTTGGGTTAGTTAAGTGGCAGTTGTTTGAATATGCCAAGAATGGCAATTACAAGAGCTGTTGCATACCGACAGTAGATGGTAAGTCAATTCTTACCACTATGTCAAACAAAGGTAACAGAATACTGGGCAAACTTGATATTTGTAATAGTATTCAAAAAATCAGTAACTTGTCAGTGCCAATTTTCTTAGACGACAGCGAAAGCTTATCGTCTGATAATCAAAGGAAAGTTGCAAATATGATTAACAGCCAGTTGATTATGTTGGTTGTTAATGACAGTGATAAATTAGAAATTTTAAATGGAAGTGAGGAAAATTAAATGAGTAGAGAATTGGAACTTGCTAGAGAACTTGTGAGAAAGTTAGAAGAAGCAAAAAAGACTAATAAGGTGCAGTTATCAGAATTACAGCCGGGAGAAACGTTTAAAATCGGAGAACATGATTTTATCGTTCTTGAGCAAAACGGTTGCAGTGGCACGACAAATGTAATATCTAAAAGCTTTATGGCAAAGGGTATTGTTTTTGACAGCAATACAAGAGATTACAGCAAGTCAAATCTCAAGAAAGTTATCGAGAGCGATATACAGCCTATTATTGAAGCTGAGTTAGGAGCAGATAATCTTGTTGAGCATATTGTTGATTTAACTTCGATTGATGTGCAGCATGAGTTTGAGCCTTGCACTTGCAAGGTAAGGCCTATCACATTTAATGAGGCGAGACAATACAATGATTTGATTGTCAATAAGGAGTTAGATGATTGGTGGTGGACTTGTACACCTTGGTCTACTGCTGATAGAGGTTGGAAGCGTACAATTGCCGTTGTTTCGCCGTCCGGCAATATCATCAACTACCGCAGCTGCATCTGTAGCTACGACTGCGGTGTTCGCCCTTTTTGTATCTTAAAATCTAATATCTTTGTATCAAAAGGAGAATGATTATGACATTGACAATGAAAAGTTTGCAGGAGCAGATTAATGAATTAAGAAATGAAGTTGCTGTTTTAAAAGCAGTTGAAAAGACAAGAAAGATTCCTACCGGGTTAAGTGTAGGAGATACATTCGGGCTTGCGGGGCTTACATGGACAATCCTTGATATTACAGATAAAGGATATATGTGTCTTGCTGATAAGCTGGAAGATTCAATGTCATTTGCTAACAAAACAAATAATTGGAGCGACAGCGGCTTGAGAGAGTATCTTGATAATGTGTTTTTAGAAAAAATTGCGGGAGAAATCGGTAAAGAAAATATTATTCCGTTTAATCGAAACTTGCTATCGCTTGATGGTCAGACTGAATACGGTGAGTGTGAGGATATGGTTTCGTTATTGACAGTAGATGAATATCGAAAATACAGAAAGTTGATTCCAAACGCCGGTTACTGGTGGTGGACTTGCACCCCATGGTCGACAGAATCTAACAGCTATGAAGTGGAAACGGCCGTTGTTTCGCCGTCCGGCCTCATCAACTTCGACTTTTGTGGCAACGGCATCGGTGTTCGTCCGGCTTGTATCTTTTCATCTGCAATCTTTGAATCAGAGGATTACTAAATGGCTGAAACGGATTTAAAAGCCATTCTCAAGGCAAAAGAGTTGGCAGAGCATACATTGCGTATAACTTCAAATTGCAACCGGTATCCGAAAAAGTATAGATTTTCATTAGTTGATAAAATGCAGAATAAAGCATTGGAAATTTACGAATATTTGTATGAAGCAAACAGGACTGATTTAAGGCTATATCGCAAAGAGAGGTCGGAACTACAAACAAAAGCAATTACTCATTGTGATGAATTGCTATTTTACATTGAGTTATCAATGAAATTGAATATTATCAATGTAAAAAGCATGGAGTATTGGTCAAAGATGGTGTCTGACATAAAGCATATGTCGATTGCGTGGAGAACAAAGGACAGGGAAAGATAATTTAAAACATGGGTTACGCACTGTTTAAACCGTTGTTTCGCCGTCCGGCAACATCAACAACAACAATTGTAACAACAACAACGGTGTTCGTCCATTCTGTATCACACAGACAGTAAGAGTAGGCAATAAGCCGAAATCAGTAATAGATACAAAAAAGTGCGTGACCTTTCTTAAAAAGATAAATACAAAGGAGTTATTACTATGGATAAAAAAATTATTTGTGATTATGAAAATCTGTATAAGGCTTACAGAAAGGCTAAAGCAGGTAAAAAATTTAATGGCAGCAGTGCTAAGTTTCAAGCGATGAACCTTGAGGGACTACATATGTTAAAAGAACAACTTGAAAATCAGACATACAAGATGAGTTCTTACAATGAGTTTAAAGTATATGAGCCAAAAGAGAGAGTGATTAAATCGTGTTCTTTTAAAGATAAAGTAGTACAGCATTGCTTATGTGACAACGTGTTACACCCACAGTTATCTGATGAATTTATCAGAACGAATTATGCGGGACAGGCAGGAAAAGGTACACATTTTGGAATGGATTGCTTGAAAGAACAAATGCTTAGATTTTATAACCAAAATGGGATAGATGGCTGGATTTTAAAATGCGATATAAAGAAATTTTTCTATCAAATAGACCATGAAATTCTGAAAGACATAGTTGATTACTATTTTAATGATGAGTATACAGTGTGGCTGAATCATCTATACATTGACAGTACTGACGGTTTGGGGCTTCCGCTTGGCAATCAAGTGGCACAGGTATATGCATTACTGATGTTAAATGGGTTAGACCATTTTGTGACAGGTGAATTAGGAGTACAGCTATATGGCAGATATATGGACGATTTTTATTTGATAGCACAGAGCAAAGACTATCTTAACTGGTGTCTTGAGTGTATCCAGCGATTTGTTACAAGCCTTGGATTATCGCTGAATGGTAAAACACAAATTATGCCATTTAAAAACGGAGTTTTATTTACAGGATTTTATCATTATGTCACAAAAAATGGGAAATACATAAGAAAATTAACCAGTACTAATAAGCGCAGAATCCGAAAGCGACTGCGTAAGTGGTGTGAGTTGGTTAAAACAGGAAGAATGACAGAGAAGAAGTTTTATGAAAGATACAATGCGTGGAAGAATCATGCGTTGCATGGAAATTGCATAAAGTTGTGCCGTTCAATGGATTTATATGTAAAAGAATTATTAGAAAGAGAGGAATAGAGATAATGGCAGAGAATACAACAGTTGCAGAAAAGAAAGCGTTTACCACCTCGTTAAGTGAGTGGAGCAACACAATGACAGGACTTATTATCAATGATTATAAGGCTGTTGGAATGGATATGGACGATTACGCAAAAGAGTGCGCTATGGAAGCTATGACAAGCATATTTAATCTTGTTAAGAGTGACCCTAAGATTAACATGGGAAACCTTGATACAAGTAATTTAAGAGGCATTGTTAAGCGTTGTGCAAGTCTTAAGTTAAATGCTAGTGCATATCCAAGAGAGTGCTATTTTCAGTTAAGAAATGTAAAGGTGGGAACTGACCCGCAGACAAACAAGGATATATGGCAGAAACAGATTGAAATGGGAATTGAGGGTACAGGTTATGACTCTTTGCTCGCAAACTATGGAAAAGATGTTAAACAAGTATATCCATATTGGGTAATTAAAGAGGGTGACAAGTACATACCGCCTAAGCATAAAGGACTTACAGTTACAGAGCCAGAGTGGGAAGAAAACGGATTATCTGATAAAGCGGTAAGAGTTGTATATCCTATTAAGCTGTTAGACGGAACAGTAACATATCTTTCTGCTGACAGAGATAGCGTTAAGGTTAATCTGTTAGCACATGTTAAGCAGAATATGATGAATAGCACTTTTGGAGTATGTGAGGACAGATACAAAGCCACACCAAAGCAGAAAGCCGAAATTAAGGCTAAGAAAGACGAGATACTTAATGCCTTAAGAGCGTGCAAGACAGTAGATGAAATGCTCGAATGTGAGCTTGCTAGACCTTTTATAAGCGGGGCTTGGCTTGATACTCCGGAGAGCATGATACAGAGAAAAATGTGTAACAATGCGACAAGAAAATACCCTAAGAACTATGACCCAATGGCAAGACAGGCACAGGTTGAAATGGACGAGGTATATCAAGTTGCACAGGCTGAAATTGCCGAAAATGCTAATACTGTCGAGTTTATAGAAGATAAGGCAGATGTAGTTGACGCCACAGCAACAAAAGTAACCGAAGAACAGGCAGAAGATAGCACATTACCGCCATTTATGCAGGCAGAATAGGAGATTGAGTATGAGAGTAATATCACAGACTGGGAAAACAGATATTCCTTATGAAGATTTTGCTTTTTCAATATTAAATAGTGGTGGAAATTATGGAATTGTTGCGGTTAAAAATGCCGCAGAACCGCTAGAAGTGTTTATTAACAGCCTTATCGCAACTTATTCCACCGAAGCAAAGGCAATTAAGGCTATGGAAATGTTGAGAGAAAAATATGGGAAATTAGAAGTAATGAAAGTTCTTGCAAGCGGTACTGCTGAATATATGGAAAAGGTATTTGCTACCGATGAAATGATAAAACATTATAACGCCTATTGCGATATGAATGCTTTTCAATTCCCACAGGATGATGAAATCGAGGTGTGAGTATGGCAAAAGCAAAACACACAATGCAGGAATTATATCAATGGCAGGCATTACCGCTGAATGTAAAGGTTTTAATGACGGCAGAGAGAATAAGGAATTGGGTTGATGAATTTGATGAAGATGGAGTGTATCTGTCATTTAGTGCCGGCAAGGACAGCACAGTTTTAGGACACATAATCAGAGAAGTTTGTGGATATAAAAATATCCCTTTTGTGTTCGTAGATGTGCCGACACAGTATCCAGAGTTAAAGGAGTTTGCACAGACTTTTGATAACCTTGTGATTTTGAAACCTAAGATTTCATTCACGGAAGTTTGTGAAAAGTATGGATTCCCAATGATTAGCAAGGAAGTATCAAACTGTGTAAGTGGTGCAAGAAAATATGTTAAATATCTTGACAGCCAAAAATCTAACAACACAATCTTAACAGACAGACAGACAGACAGACAGACAGACAGACAGACAGACAATTCCATATGCTTGCTATATGGCAGACCTGTTAGGAATAGACAGGAGAATAAACAAGCAGAACGAAAAGTACAAGAGTTTGCAGATGGGAGTTATCCCTAGCGGTTCAGAATACAGGTTACGCAGATTAAATGGAGAATTGACGGATAGCAAAGGCAATTACAGTCAGTTTAATCAAGAAAAATATAAATTCTTTCTTGACGCACCATTTGAGATAAGTGACTTATGTTGCGACATTATGAAGAAAAAGCCTGCACACGACTATGAAAAAGAAACAGGCAGAAAGCCTATTATAGCGACTATGGCAAGCGAAAGTGTTATGCGTACACAAAAATGGCTACAGGACGGCTGTAATGCTTTTAATGTAACAAGACCGCATAGCAATCCTATGAGCTTTTGGACGGAACAAGATGTGCTTTTATACATCAAAGAAAACAATCTGCCAATATGTTCCGTTTATGGCGAAGTAGTTACAGATTATGAAGCTATGGGGCAATGTGACAATCAGATGTCATTTGCCGATTTTGGGATTTTTGACAATGAAAGACCATTGCTGAAAACCACAGGTTGTCAAAGAACAGGTTGTGTCCTATGTGGATTTGGATGTCACTTAGAGAAAGAAAGCAGATTTTTAAAACTGAAAGAAACGCACCCTAAATTCCATAATCTGCTTTACATCTTGAAAAACAATGGTGTGACATACGCAGAAGCTATTGACTGGGTAAATGAACACGGAAATATGAATATTAAGTATTAAAGGAAGTGAGGTGATGTAATGCTCAAATTGAAATGTTGTGGAACTGGAAGTAAAGGAAATTCTTACGCTCTTATGTCGCAAAACGAAACACTTATTCTTGATTTAGGAATGGGGATTAAAGACATAAAAAAGATGTGCGATTGGAATATAAAAAATATAGTAGGTTGCCTTATTTCACACGAGCATTATTGACGACCATTCAAGGTCATTAAACGATTTTAAGTCAATGGGAATGCCGATACTTGCCCCATATTTAGGCGATAGCTGTAAATCAATGAATATGGGCGAATTTACAATAAAACCCTTTGACCTAACAACGATAGACGGCAGGTGGACACACACAAACGCTGACGGTAGTGAATGTCCTTGCTTCGGCTTTTTAATCACTCACCCGGAAATGGGGAAAACGCTTTACATCACTGACACAGAATTGATTAAGTGGAAGTTTAAGGGCATAAATCACATTTTGCTCGGTGTGAATTATGACAAGGATTTAATCGACAGGGATAACACAGGCAAAGCTAATCACGTTTTCAGAGGTCACTTATCTATTGACACGGCTTGCGATTTTGTTAAGGCAAATCATTCAGACGGCTTGCAGAACGTCATAATGTGCCATCTATCAGGTGAAAATTCTGATAGAGATAGTTTTATCGAGAAGATGAAAAAGGTTGCTTATGGGGCAAATGTGAGTGTTGCAGAAGTCAATAAAGAATGGATTCTAAAAAATCCGAATGAATGCCCGTTTTAGAAAGGAGTAAACAAGTATGAAAGTCAAAGAATTAATCGAAGAATTAAGCCGATACAATCCTAATGCAGAGGTTGAATGTGCATATAACAATGACACGTTCAGCATTAATGAAATTGTGGATGAAACGTTTGCAACATTTTTTCCTACGGTACTTATGGAGCTTGAAAATCAAAATCTGAAAGGAAACTAGAAGATGATTAAAGGCAGAAAAGTCTATGACCCACTAACTAATACTTGGAGCACTGGATATTGGATTGTGGACGATAAAGGAAATTATTACCCAGTGTGGTAGAAAGGAGCAGGAATGGAGAGATTAACAAGTAATAAACCGGCGGATTCTATGCCAATGATTGAATTGGCACATAATAGTTGTTATGTAGATGAAAATAATACTGCAAGATACAGAGATTATAATTTGGATATTGACTGTAGAGAGCTTGCAAGAAATCTTATTAATGATATGTGTGATGAGGATTTATCTTATATGTCAGATGAAAGCTTTGACGAATATATGGCTGAAATGCTGTCAGTTGAAATAGATAGTCAGATAGGATTATTAGCTGTATTCTATCGTAACTTATGGGCTATGGCTGAGTTAAGGGAGAAGCTAAAAGAATATGAAGACTTAGAGGAACAGGGCATGCTTATTAAGTTGCCTTGCAAGGTGGGAGATAAAATTTTTCTTGATTTTGCAGGATTTGGAAAAGATGTAGACAAGTTTACAGTTAAGGACTTCCATTTGGATTGTTTTAAAAATAGAGAAACTATACTGTTTTGCGATTATGAATCGGATGACAGGACTTTATCTGGTCAAATTGATGTAATGGAATTTGGCAAAACAGTATTTCTCACAAAATCCAAAGCAGAAGCAAAACTGAAAGGATTGCGAGGTAACAATGATTGATTGTAATATTTGCAAGTATAAAGAAGACTATGATTATTGTATAGAATGCAAACACGGAGAGTTGTTCGAGAGGAAAAATGTGTCAGAACCTAAAAAAATATCAGTTAGTAACGGAAAAGAATATTGCGGACATTGTGGTTATTTGTGTAAATATGCCAGAGGATATAAAAAGTTTTATTGTATTAGGTGTGGCGGACTTAATTTAAGAAGTTGGAAGAATTGAGAGGTGGAGAAAATGAGCGATAAGCACACCAATGCCGACAGAATAAGGAATATGTCGGATGAAGAATTGGCAAAATACATTTACGATGTGTCTGAACATTGCGCAGATTGTGTTGTGTGCGGCGATGACTGCGACGGTTGCAATGGTACAGAAGATATTTGCGTGCCGAAGATTATTGAATGGCTTCAATCAGAAGCGGAATAGGAGAGAGTATGGAAGAAAAAGACAAACTTATCAAACAGTTAGCAGATGATTACAGTGCAGTTCTTAAAGAAGCTAAATCAATGGGTTGCAATGAAATAAAAGCGTTATATAATATCCCACTTAAAAATATGGAATTGATTGTACAGACACTTAAAAAGCAGATACCGAAGAACCCACGATTTGACTTTAATATGAGTGACACATTAAGCCGTTACCATTGCACATGTGGAAAATTGATTAAAGTTAAGCATGACAGTGGAACTTTTGATAATAACGATGCCCCAAATTATTGTAGAAATTGCGGTCAAAGATTAGACTGGTCAGAAGAAAGTGAGGAATAAGTATGGCAAGAATATTAAGAATATGTGGATATTTGGTATCTGACAGAAATACTACTTCTAAGGACTTAGAAAGTTATATGGGTGCTATGCGGGGTGAGTGGTGGCAGCAGTTACACATTGAACAGTCGGAAGATTTTGACCTTGATGGCGAAGATAAGCCAAACTGTGACCTTGCGTTGCTCACAAGGCATTTTAAGGCAGATAACATCAGTACAGAATTTGACAGACCTTTACCACAAAAAGGCGAGGAATATAAGCATTTCAAGTTAGGCAAGATTGTTACTATTATTGGTATTTCAAGGCATACAGAAACAGAAGAAATATCGGTTGTGTATGAATATGAGGGGCATATCTGGAACAGACCTCTTGAAATGTTTATGAGCGAGGTTGACAAGGAGAAATATCCTAATACAGAACAGAGGTACAGATTTGAATTAGCAGAAAGTGAGGAAAAGTAATGAATCGTGTAATTTTATGTGGCAGGCTAACAAGAGATCCGGAGATTAGATATTCACAGACAGCAAACGGAAGTATGGCAGTAGCAAGATACACATTAGCTGTTGACAGAGCTTTCAAGAAAGAGGGCGAACAATCAGCAGACTTTATTAGCTGTATTGCATTTGGTAAGAACGGAGAGTTTGCAGAGAAATATCTTCATCAAGGCACTAAGATTATTGTTGAGGGCAGATGGCAGACAGGCAACTATGCTAACAAAGACGGACAGAAAGTCTACACCAATGATTGTGTTGTTGAAAGACACGAATTTTGTGAAAGTCGTGCTAATCAACAGAACAACAGTAATAACGGAATTATGGGCGGTAATGCTAGTTCAGACAGCTTTATGTCAATTCCAGATGGCGTAGCTGACGAGGGATTACCATTTAATTAAAGAGGTGTGAGTATGACAGAGAGTGAAGCAAACACAATCTTGAAAGCAGAGATAGTACATCATCCAGAGTGTTCAATTTTTGCAGAAGCGCTTGGTCTTGCAATACAGGCACTTGAAAAAGTACAACAGTACCGGGAAATTGGCACACCGGAAGAATTACAGGATATGAAAAGCAATTATTTTGAAGCATTAAGTGATTGGCGTCAATATCGCAAGATTGGGACTTTGGAAGAGTGCAGGACAGCGAGAGAAAAGCAGATACCGAAGAAACCTAAAACAAATAGAGTTGATTCAGAAACAATATATTGCAAGTGTCCGTCTTGCAATATAACAACAGTATTATACAGAAATTGTATAATGAACTACTGTAAAGAATGCGGTCAAAAATTAGATTGGAGCGATGAAGAATGAGACTGATTGATGCAGATGAGCTACTATTAAAACTTAACGAAATTTATGATGAGGCAGACGCAAAGTATCACGAAACAGATTTTGATAGTTTTTATGGTGGCAGTTGTTCAATGATACAGGAAGTTATAAAAGAAATCACAGAACAGCCAACCTACGATGTGGATAAGGTTGTAGAGCAGTTAAAAATGGACTCTTCTGTAAAACTGTATGGAAGTGGCAACAGCAATAATTATCTTATTTCTCTTGAAAAGGTAATCGAGATAGTAAAGGCAGGTGGAAACATTGAATTATCAGAACATAGCGAGAGCCAAGGCAATTGAACAGGAAAACAAAAAGCGACTGTTGAAGCTGAACCCAAAGCTGAATGATAAAAGTGGGATATACTTCTTACTTAGAGAAGATGAAAACGGATTTAAGTATGCTTATATCGGACAGGCGGTACATACACTTAGTAGATTGGCAAGCCACCTTGTAGGATATGAACAGCATATAGACCTTAGCTTACGCAAACATAAGCTATATGACAAAGAGAAAAATCCTTGTGGCTGGCGAGTTGAATTTCTGAATTTCTCAGAGAGCCAGCTTGACGAAAAAGAGAAATATTACATCAAGCTATATGCTGATAAAGGTTATCAACTTAGGAATGTTAGCATTGGTGGACAGGGTGGAAATCGTGATAGCGGTTCGATAGGCGAAAGAAAAGCACCTAAAGGCTATTTACAGGGCATACAGCAGGGCAGAAAGAATCTTGCAAAGGAACTGTCACACATTGCAGAAAAACACCTCAAAATCGAAATCAGAGAAGACAAGAGGTGTAATAAGGTGTCGCAGAAGCAGTATGAGAAGTTTATGGATTTATTGAAAGTGGGTGATTCAGAATAAAGATTTTAAGTAATAAAGAATATTATCGTCTTATGGACAAGATATATACTCTTACTAAAGATAATGACTGCATGAATAGAAAACTTGATGAAATGAAAGAAAATAAACCTAATGATTGTAAAAGCAATAGTGGAAGTCACTTTTGTAGTATTTGCGAGTTTGGCTATCTTAAAGTAAGAAGTCCATTAGGAACAGATATTTATGCTTGTGGCAAAACAGTGCCTTGTGAGGATTTTAAAAGAAAAGAATATAACTAACTAAAAATCAAAGGAAGCAGGTGATTCAGTTGAAAGATAACCAGTGCAGAGCTTACAAACACACATACAAATGCCCGAAAGACAAGTGTGACGGCTGTCATCGGCGCATGAGCAGATTCTATTTGATACAGGAAATTATACAAATTTTGATGAAATCAGATATGCCAATTGGAGAGGATTAATGCAAATGAAAATCAAAAGCATAATAAAAGGAATCGTAAGAGGTTTAGTCGTAATAATGTTTGCTACAGGAACATTTGTGATTTGCAAATTGATGATTTCCGTATATTTTCATCAGATTATTACATTTCTACTTGTAGTTGCGGCTATATCACTGATATGCTGGGCATTTGAGTGATAGGAAAGGATATGACATGACAAAAAATGGACAGTTTGAAATAACTGATTTTTTAGGAAAACAGATTAAAAATAAATCTGTTATGGATTTAACGCAATACATAAATAGCCAAGGCAAAGCACAATATACGCAGATTGGTGAGGTTGTAAGAAATGCTTACAATTTGAACAAAGATAGTGGAGAACTTATTGAAAGGCTTACAAATGCTATATCAGTGTATGTACTTGAACAGTCTATAGGCTACATGGATTATTTAAGAAAGGAAAGCCGATTATGACAGATGATACAAAACACGAAATACAAATCTTACTTGACCTGTTAAAATCTAGTCTTACGCGAAACGGTGTGAGCATGGCAACTGACAGAGAGGGGAATTTGATGTTTTTTGATACCGCAGAATATAACCGAAGCGGTGGCAAGACATTTGACGGATTTAGAATCAATATTAATGATTTAGTAAAGTAACAAAGCAACAGAACTTGAATAACAGATAAGGGGCGATAATATGGCAATATATCGAAATGTCCAATTGGCATTTTGGACGGATAGCAAAGTTGAAGACGATTTTACACCGGAAGACAAGTATTTTTACATGTACATTTTAACTAATCCGCAGACGAATATCTGCGGGTGCTACGAAGTGAATTTTTCGCAAATGGCAAGACATACAGGCTATAGCAAAGACACTATCGTAAGGCTTCTTGAGCGGTTCGACAAAGTACATAATGTTATAAAATACGATTCAAATACGAAAGAGATACTGATATTGCGGTGGTACAAATACAATTGGAATAAATCGGAAAAAGTTCTTGCAGGAGTATTGAGTGCGGCAAAACGGATTAAATCTGAAAAATTCAGAAAATACGTTAATGATATTATTGATTCAATCAGAAGTGGCACGCCATTATTAGACCACAGCATTGAAGAAACATCTGATACCAATTTGCCCGACAATGCAAATGAAAAGGAAAACAATGCGGTGTATATGAATGTTATCGACTACTTGAATAAGAGGTGTAATACTAAATACAGATACAATACACAGGCAACAAAACGGCATATACACGCAAGGATAGAAGACGGGTATAAAGAATCTGATTTTTACGAGGTAATAGACAAAAAGGCGGGCGAATGGTTGGGTACGGATATGGAAAAATATTTGCGACCGGAAACCTTGTTCGGAACAAAATTTGAAAATTATTTGAACCAAAATATAGTACCTAATAAAAATTTCAGCAAGGGTACTATTGATTGGGACAATGTATAAGGCAGGTGGCAATGATTGACAAGAGAAGAAACAGTCAAAATCATTCGGATTATGTGCGACAGCTATCCAAATTATAAGCCGAACAATATTTCAGAAACGGTTGACGTGTGGTGCATGATGTTAGTAGATTACAACTACAATCAAATTTCTGTTGCGTTAAAAGCTTACGTAACATCGGATACAAGCGGATTTGCGCCGAGTATAGGAGAGCTGATAGCAAAAATACAAATGATTTCACAGCCGCAGGAATTGAATGAAATGGAAGCATGGAGTTTAGTGAGTAAAGCGTTGCGGAATGGTACATATGGTGCAGTTGAGGAGTTTTCAAGGCTTCCGCCGACCGTTCAAGAAGCTGTTGGGAATCCCGATAATCTAAGAAATTGGGCAACGTCCGATTACAAAGCGATTGAAACCGTAATACAGTCCAATTTTATTAAAACTTACAGAAGCGTTGTCAGCCGGTCAGAGGAAACAAAAAGAACCCCGGCAGAAATTCAGAAACTTATCGAAAAAGTAAATCAAAATTCACTAAAGGCTCAAATCGAGCAAAAATACCAAAATAATACAAATTTTCTTTCGGACAAGAATAAGCCATCTATGAGCGATACAGAAGACGTAGAAGCATATTCAGAACCGCCGAAAGAATTTGAAATTTTAAAAGACAGTTTGAGGAAATAAAATGGCATTAACGCAAAAAGAAATTAGTCATAATTGTTACAAAAGGCGCAAGGACAATGGATTGTGTCCACGTTGCGGCAAACCACTTGACAGAATCGGACATTATTGCACTAATTGTTTGAAAAAATCAAACGAATATTCGAGAGAGGTTCGTGAGTGGTGCAAGCAAAACGGGATTTGCCCGGAGTGCAAAAAAAACAAGTTATTTGGTGATGAGCATATTTGCCCGGAATGTTTGGCAAGAAAAGCTATGTACCGCGCAAACAATCCTACATCGGACGAAAAGCGAAAAGAAAATAATGAGCGATTAAAAAAACAGCAGAAAACGCTGTATCAACAGCGGAAAGAGCAAGGCGTTTGTACCCGGTGTGGTAAACGCCCGGCGGTGAAACCTAAAGCAAAATGCGCAGTATGCTTAAAAAGGGACGCTCAAGTGCATAGAAAGCAATATTACGACAAAATAGATATAAAAGAGTATCGCAAAGCTAATAATCTATGCTACCACTGCGGCAATCCTATAGACCGTGAAACAGGTAAGTTGTGCCAATCGTGTTGGGATAAATGCCGTGAAAGTGGATTAAAAAGCCCACATGATAATACATACTGGCGACAGGACAATAACATGGTTTTTAAATGGAATCGAGGTGCTAAAAATGAACATAAATAGCGCAACTGACAAAGGCTGTGATAAATGCAAGCATAAGTTTTATTTAGGCACAAATAAGCAAGGCGCGGCAATTTACGGTTGTAAAAACCATACTGGTAAATGCCCGGAGCGCAAAAACAAATAATTGAAAGGAAACGGCTTATGAATTTTTCGGAATTAACTAAGCCGGAACTTGAAAAAATTATCGAAAATGCCAACTTTACAGAAGAGGAAATGCAAATATTTAAAATGTTAGCTTGCGGCAAGAGCTTGGAACAGATAAGTCAAAAAATATTATTATCAAAAGCCACAGTTTCTCGCCGCATAGTTGACATAAAAAACAAAATAGAAAGGACTGATAACATGAATAAAACAATCCCAATTTGGGAGAAAGCATTGTTGACGGTTGAAGAAACAGCAGAATATAGCAACATTGGGCTTAATAAAATTAGAGAATTACTGAATCAACCCGGCTGTACGTTTGCTTTTTTTGTAGGCAAAGGGAAATGCCTTGTTAAACGTAGGGAATTTGAAAAATTTATTGATAAAACAAGAGAAATATAATCATACGTTGAAATATGAGCCGTGATGTAGTAATATGTGATTGTTATGCCACGGCTTCTTTTTTGAAAGGAGCTATACATGGGAAAAGATTTAAAAGGCAAAGAATTGGGAGCAGGAATTACTCAGCGTAAAAATGGAGCATATCAAGGTCGGTACAAAGATAGATTCGGAAATGTAAAGACGATTTACAATCGCAAGTTATCTGATTTACGCAAAGAACTTGCTATTGCAATTGCTGACAACGAAAATCTATTCAGTATCCGTAATGAAATTACTCTTGATGAGTGGTTTAAAAAATGGGTAGAATTATATAAAAAGAAAAGTGTACGCCCCAACACGCTTAGGGAATACACTCACATTTACAATAAAAATATATCACCTTTTTTGGGAAATGGCAAGATAAATTCGTTTGTTAAGTCGGATATACAGCAACTTATTGATACTGCCAGTGACAACGGATATAAATATGAACGTCAAAACAAAATCAAAGTCATTTTGTCTGATATGTTTGGCAGGGCAATGGAAGATGAGTTGATGATAAGGAATCCGGCAAAGGGCGTTAAGTTAAGAGCAAATAAAGAGATTAATGCAAAAGCATTAACACTTCAACAGCAAGATATGTTTTTTGAAGTTTGTGCTGGCACTTTTTATGACAATCTATTCAATGTGGCAGTAAATAGTGGGTTGCGCCCCGGTGAATTATTTGCATTAACAGAAAGTGATATTGATTTTGAAAATGGGTACATAAATGTTAATAAAACATTGGTGTATCAAAAATATCTTGACGATGAGTGCAAAACATTTCATATCGAACCGCCAAAAACGAAACAGAGTTATAGAAAAGTTCCTATAAATCGCAAATGCCGCAAATATCTTGAAAAGCAATTTGCATTAAAAGATGTTGTCAGTAAGAAACGGCCTAAACAGCAGAACGATTTTTTATTTGTTACTAAATTTAATACACCGATAAATTCTCAAATTTATTCTGCTTCAATTAAAAGAATTGTTGAGCAGATTAATCTTACAAGAGAATTTGCAGATGAATTTCCGGTTTTTAGTGGGCATACATTCCGACATACATTTGCCACACGATGTTTTGAAGTTGGAATACAGCCGAAAGTTGTTCAATCATATTTAGGTCATGCAACACTTAAAATGACAATGGATTTATATACGCACGTAACAGAAGAAAAATCTGCAAATGACATTGAACGTATCGTTGAAAATGATAGGAATAATGTAATAGATTTTGGATTGAAAGTATGTTAGTGTGTAAATAGTGTGTAACTTACACACCAATTCCAAAAAGAAATCCAGTAAATAAGCGGCTTCGTGGGTAATTTTATGTTGAAACTGGTAGAACTATTACGTATACCAAAGCACACCGTATGAGTGGCACTAAACCGCACGGTTGAGCCGAAAACCCGCTTTTTTAGTGAGGTTGAAGAAATTATAAAATTTCACAAAATATCACATATTTTCACGGCAAAAGTGTGTAAATGGTGTGTAAATTATAGCGTACACACATACAACCGAATAAACAGCCGTGGCATGACACAAATATGAGAAGAACATGAGAACGTTCTTCTCTTTTTTTATGCAACAATGTAGGTGTAAGGAGGAAGTGCTTATGTTTTCAGACGAAGTTTTAGAGAAGATTTTTGCAAGAAAAGAATTGCAAAGCTTACCTCTGCAAGTTCAGTCAAGCATAATCCATGCGATTGAAAATGTTTTAGAGGAGGACAGCAAAAATGCAGATAAACAATCCGTATCAGCAACCGGTAATGAATTATAATCCGGGATATGCCGCATATCAGTACAATCCTATGGCAAATATGCAGAGATACCAACAGCCGGATACGCAAATTCAACAGCAGATTCCACAATTTCAGCAACAACATCAGGTAATCGGCATAAATGGCAAGATTGTAGCGGCAGTTGAAAATATTACCGCAAATGATGTGCCTATGGACGGTTCAGTTGCCTTTTTCCCAAAGCAGGATTTGTCGGAAATCTACGTAAAAGGTTGGAACGCAGACGGAACAATCAGAACGATTGTGTATAAGCCTTATACAGAGCCTTCAAATAATACAGTGGTAAATTCTATGGGTGACACAGAAAAATCAAAATTTGACCTATCAGAGGAAAGCACAGAGGTATTAATGAACAGGTTTGATAGTTTGGAAAATAGATTGAATGAAATTGAGCAGTTTATGACGACTAAAACATCGGCAAAAAGCACGGCTAAATCAAAAAATAGCCCAAAGCAGGACGGTGGGGGTGAAGATGAATGAATCCAGTTGAGCTTATTCGATTAATAAAAAGCGGCAATCCGCAACAGGTCCTTTCGCAAATGATGAATAGCAATCCTCAAATATCAAACAATCCTATGGCTAAAAATGCCATTCAGATGTACCAAAACGGGGACACGCAGGGGTTGAAGATGTTGGCAGAAAATCTTTGCCGTGAACAGGGAATTACAACCGATGAAGCAAAACAGCGAGTTTTAAGTATTTTTAATCGTTAGTACATTTTGGGTTGTGCGCACATAATAACCGGTTATCCCATTTGTAAATATATTTCAATGGAGGTAAACAAAATGTTTAACACAGGTGCAATGCCTAGTCTTGCTGATATTGCGGCAGTAACGGGCAATAAAAATGACGGTGGCTGGGGCGACGGCAACGGCTGG